AAATATAAGCTTTGTTAGCTCTTCCATATCTTATTAACTCTCTACCTTGTCTTGTTCCAAACAATAAAGAATTTTGCATTAATGTTTTAGGAGATACAACATTTCTAATGGCACCATATTGATTATCAGGAGTTATTGGTACTAAATCTAATGCTCTATCCATAATTAACATAGATTGAGTTATTTCCCCTGGAACTATTCTTTCATCAACTGTATTATTATTTAACTGATATTTAGTAGGTACTCCATTAGTAAGTCTAATAGCTTTCTTAACTACACCTAACATTTCCATATCATTAGTTTTTTCTACTTCTTTTAGAACATCCATTTGATCTTGTATAGTTCCAAATATTTTTTGTATATCTATATCTTGATCTAATAATTTAAAATAAAATTCTACGTTTAATAAATATTCTCTAACTTCTTGCTCTGAATATCCACTATCCATTCTATTTAATTGAGTAAATACATTAGGACTTTTATTAATAGATATTTTATCTACTGTATCTTTTAATGAATCAAACTCTAATATAGATTTAATTAATTGTTTATTACTTGTAATCTGTAAATCAACTATAAGGTCTACAGCTTTTTGGTAATTAAGTTTATCTATTTCATTTAATATTTTATTATCAATAGTATCATTTAATACAGACATATATAACATTGATTGTATATCACCTGGAAGTTTACCAATATTTTTAAACTTCATTATAACTTTTTCAGCTTTTACTAATGCTTTTAAAGCAAGTGTATCTATATCTGGTTCTTTAATATAAGTATTATTATCTATAGAATATAATTTATCTTTTTCTATTTTTTTAATTTTACCATAAATTGTATTATAATGTATTTCACTACCATTTACTTTATCAATTTCAATTCCAGAATTTATTAATCTGTCAGCTAAATCATTATATATAATTTGTTTATTAGATAAATGACCATTATTTCTGATAGAATTTCTAATGTTTAATCTTTTATCAACGGAGTATGGTATATTAGTATCTTCTAATTTTGCATTTGGTAATCTGTCAAATAATATATATCTATTATAATCAAATATATCTTTAATTCTAGACATCATTAATTTAGCATCCATAACTCTGTCAGGTGTACTAACACTAACTAATATAGTTTCTCCTTCATTATTCATAAAGGCAACGTCTTGTATTTTATTTGTTGATAATTTATCTCCAGACATAGATGTAAAAAAGTCTACGCTTATTGGTTGTAAATTAGCTGGTCCATCAAATGCTTGATCTTCATTTCCATATGTAGGTTTACCTTTTGCATCATCTACATATGATAATAAATATCTTCCTACTACTTTTTTATCCTTATCAATTAATCTATATGATAAAATTTTTCCTGTTCTTGGATGTCTTTTTACTCTATCAATTGTATATCCTTTTGGTGGAACTAAATATGTTTCAACATAACTATCTTGACCAGGTGGTAAGAAATTATAAGCTAATATGGTTCCAGGAAATTCTTTTAATAATTTATCAGATGATTCTTTAGGTGTATTATAATTACTAATAAAGTCTAAATCATGTACAAGACCACCAGGTTTTCTGTAAACAGTTCCTTGTGTAGCAAGAACAATACTGCCTGTTAAAAATATATTTTCATCAGTACCAATGCTATTCATAATATCTTTAGCTAAAGGACTTTCATCAAATGCATCTTGAAATCCTACTTGAACTCTATCTTCAATAGGTAGCGTTCTAATAAAGTCTTCTCCAGAAAAAGTTTTATTAATTACATTTTCTATTAAAGGCTCAAGCATAGACATATCTAATGATTTTATTCCTGTAGCTATATCTAAAGCTATACGTCTAGCTTCTTCAGCTTGTGTTCTTACTTCATTATATTCATCAAGAAGTTTTTCTTCGTAACCTTTTTGAAGTAAATCTTTAAACATTAATCTAACAGCTTCTATTCTACTTTTCTTTGATTTATTTGGCTGTTTAGCTAAATAATTTTTATAAGCTGGTGATTTTTTAAACTTATCATCATTTAATAAATCAATACTATATTTTCTTTGCATCATAAAACTAATAGTTTCTGCTAATGCAATAGCTACTTGTTCTATATCTAATTCATCTAATGCAATTTTTTTATTAACAATATCTATAAATAATGTATCTGCATCTGAAATTTCAAAACCATATTTTTCTAAAGTTTTTAAAACATTATCATTAATTAATTCAGACTGAACAATCATACTAGCTGTCATTTCTGAATTAGAAATATTTTTTAATTTATCAGATAAATCAATTCTTTCTAAATGTTGTGACAACAATGGAAATGTTGGTATTTTCCCTACTCTAGCAATGTATTCATCTAAAGTTTCTTGATCTCCCATCTTTAATGAATGCCAAGTAATTTGTTCTTGAGTATGCTTTCTATAATAATTAGTTGCAGTTTCTTTAGGATGAATTTTTCTTCTTTGATTTCTACTTAATAATGCTCTAGCTCCTGCAATATTAGATTCTATTTCTCCGATATTAGTTACATATGTATAGAATTGAAAATCTTTTTGTGATTGATGAATTGGTGTTCTATATCTAAATGCTGATGCAACTAATTGAGCAAACGTTGAAAAGAACTCATCTTCCCATCCTGAAACTGAATCATATTCCATTAATGCATTTTTAACACCATCAGTAGGAAATCCTTTTAACATCATATCAATAGCATTTTTCTTTATAAACTCTGTATCTCTTTCACCTGTTTGATTTCCAAACATTTCTTGTTTATTTTTTAAAGATACATTAGGACTGCTTTCTAATATTTTTAATATAATAATAACATTATCTAATATTGTACGCATTGTTTCATTATGACTTGCTTGTAGATTAGATCCTGTTTCAGTTTTAGGTATATTAGAATGATCTTGTATAGCATGTTGCAGTTCATGAAAAAATGTTTCTAAAAATGGTTCACTAAAAGCTCTCATAAATTTAGGACCATCATATATAACTATTTCAGCAGGTCGACCTTTATAAGCACTCTGATAAGATCCTAAAGTAGCATTAGTATTTTTATCTTTATCTGATCTAAATCTTACCATTAAATCTTTTAGTTCTGGATAAGCTTTAAATAAAACAGGATGCTTTATTAAATCTCCAAGTTTTATATTTCTTCTTGTAGGTAAAATTCCATTATATCTAAATACTACTTTACTATCATCTATTTCTAATCTCCAACCACCATCTTTTGTAAATCTATACAATCCAGTTTCAGCAAATATTTGATCTTCAGTTTTTCCTTCTGCTACTAATTGATTTGCTAAATCAATTAACTCTAGATTTATTCTATCTTCTTGAATAAAAGATGCAGTTAAATCAGGATCAATTTTTTTAGGAATAAAGTTTATATTTTTTAATGCTTGTTTTTTTATGTCTTTATTTCCAGCTTCTTTTAATAAGAATTTTTGTAATACATATTGTCCATACTGTACTGCATTATCAAACTTAATATTATCTGTATTATCGTTTATAAAATTTTCTGCTAATTGTTGATGATTAACACGAATACTTTTGTCTGGATATCTTTGTACAATATCTCCAGTAGCAACAGCTCTTATATCGATTCCTAAATCTCTATAGTATCCACCTAAATTAACTAACTCTAACATAATATCTGATACTGAAATTTTATTAGCAGGAGTTTTCTTTGGTGTAACTGTATGTTTTTTATCTGTTTGTTTTTTAAATATTCCTGATTGTGATCCTGATTTTGCAATTCTTTCATATCCATTATTTTCAAGATATGCAGCTATTTGTTCTTCTCCAAGATTATAACTATATCTTTTTAAATGATCAGCAGTATCCATTACAAATGTAGAGCCAGCTTCTATAGCTTTATCTATGTTTTTATATTCTCCTTGCAATATACCATCTACAATAGGATCATATCTATCTCTTCTTTTACCATTAGAAGAAATCATTATAATATCTTCTGCAGTATAATTACCTGTATTAGCTAACCCAAATAACTCATCATACATTTTTCTATATTTATCAGTGGAGGAATTTTCTTTTCCTTGTCCTATAAATTGTGTAGCTATTTGTGTTTTAACTTGTTCTTTTGGAACATGTTTTAAAGCACTAGGATTTGAGTAGTTTCTTATTTCTTTTGTAGCTTTTTCTTGTACAGTTAATTTTTTAGGTTTTTCTTCAGGAAGTCTTTCTTTACTTTGCTCTACTAAATCATCGTATTTTTCTTCTTCTTTTTTTCTTCTTTCTTTTACTTTTTCAGCTTCTATTTTACTTTGTTTTTTATAGTCTTCATTGTATTTATTTAAAGTAGATATAGCAGTAGGCTTTGAAAGTCTTTTTAATCTAACAGGATCTTCAGCTTTATCTTGTTCTGCTTGTAATTTTGGATTTATATCTATTGCAACTAATATATTAAATAATTCTTCTGAATTAATTTCATTTGTTTCATATGCTTTTGCAGTTACTTCTTTTGATTTAGAGTTTATAACTTCTAATATATCAGGAGTAATAAATTGAGCATAACTTCCAGTCCATGTACTATTTTTTAATCTATGATCTAAAAATAAAACAGTAGATAAAGCTATTTTTTCTTCTTTAGATAAGTTATCAAATGATTCTCTTAAAAAAAGTATTTCAGTTTGAGTTAAATCTTTTGATCTAGTTCTATTATCTAGTTGTATAAAACCTGATTTACTAACTGTTAATTTCTTTAATAGTTTAGATGTGCTTTTCTTTTCAAGAAGTTCAACAGCAGCTTGTCTTTGCTTTCTTATCCATGTTCCTTTTACTATTCCTTTGCCACCATTAGATTCATATAAAGATTGTAATATATTAAATACATTTAATACTTCATTAACTTCAAGATATATACCTAATAATCCACGATCACTTTCTCCAAACTCATCAGTAAATAATTCAATTAATGAATAAAAATAACTAGTTGATTTTTCATCTGTTTCATATTGTCTTACTAAAATATTTAAAAGATCTTTAGAAATTAATTTATCTAATGCAGGTATATTATCTAATCCTATTTTTATATACTCATTAATTACATTATCAGAATGTTCTGCTAGTGGATTAATACCAGATGTTACATCTGATACAGCGTTTCTACTTTGCATAATTCTTATAAGATTATCTTTACCTACTACAGACTTATGAGTTGCATTTAAATTTCTAATACCTCTTAATGCTGCTTTACTAAATTTTTTATGTGATTTTAAAAGTAATTTTAAACGAAGTATTTCAGTTTCTAAATCTGCTTTTGTTTTTAAATAACTAAATAAATTTTTATCTTTAATAACTTTTTCAATTAATATATCTAGTTCTTCTTCAGGAAAAAATTTCTTATGTGTATAAAAAGGATTTTTATTTTCTTTGTTTATACCCCCATTAACCATTTTTTTAGTTGATCTTCTTACTCTTAATAATTCATTAAATAGTTTTATATGATCAGACTTTAAAAATTCTATTAATGTTTTTGCATCAGCTCCTGCTAAAGAATCTTTAACCGCATCATTATTACTTGGAATATCATTATTATTTATATTGCTAAATAATAAAGCAGCAAGTATAGGTGCTGTATCTGCATTTATATTAGCAAAGAATAATCTAGGGTCTTTATGATCATCTAATGCTTGGTTTAAAAATATATCAAAAATACTTTTAGTACTTCTATAAGATGTTCTTGATTGTATATTTGCTCTATTTCCTTTTATTATTGGTTCATTAATAGTTATATCTTTATCTTTTAATCGAAGAGTTATTCGTTCAGGAATATCTATTGCATCACTTAATAAAGCAGAAGAACCAAATGGATCAATATCTATAGAGTTAGTATTAGAATAAAAAGCATTATGCACAGCAATAATACCAATAACTTTATTTCTAACTAAATTAATATCAATAGAGTTTTCTCTTCCTGCTATTGAACCAAATTTTAAATCTTCATATATAGGATCAGACTCTCTATTAATTACAGAATCAAATGCATCTTTAGGAATATCACCTTTAACATTATAATATTCAAAGGTATCAGCATTAATCCACATAATATGCTCTAATAATAAAGCTTTGTTTTCTAAAGTATCTTGTAAATCTTTTCCTTTAGATTTAGATTTAAATACAAATTCTAAATTAAACACACCTTTTGGATTAACAACAACAAAGTTACCATCTACTAATTTATACATTCCATTTTTTAAATTCTTTACTTTTCTAGCAAGTACTAAACTAAATCCTTTATCACCATCAAGGTCTTCCCCCATAGCTATACGAATACCATCTTCAGGAACAGCTACGTTAGTTTCAGAGTATTTATCACTAACAGGATTTTTTAATCTATTAAAAGAATGAGATGCATATGCACCAGATGGAACACGAGTTCTATCTATAATTTCTCCTGGTATAATATAAGAACCATTTCTTTTTTCTATTTCATGTTCTAATACATGATTAATATCAGGAGTACCATCTTCTTTAACCCAGAACATATCAGCAAATATACTTGGATATTTTTTAATAAAATCTATAGCATCTTCTAATGAACCAAAAGGTTCGCCATTAAAATCAGTTCTAGTTTCATATCTTCCACCAACAATATTAACATTTATTCTAGCTAATTTAATTAAGTTATTTCCATTTTTATCTGTTACTTCTTCATATGGTGTAAGCTGTAGGTCTGCTTGTCCCATAGTTTGAGTAGCTAATCTTTTACCTTTATGTGCTAATAACTTTTTAGCTTGTGAAAGTTTTATATTTAATATTTCTTGTACAAATCTAGGATCATTTTCAACGTCTAATCCTAATGCATAAGCTTCTTGTAATGCTGGACTTGATGTTTCATTTATTATTACTTTTAATTCTGCTTCATCAAATCTTGATAATGCAGCTTCATTTCTTAACTTAACTGCTTTTAATCCATTATTTAAATAAACTCTTTGTGTTTCTCCTAACTTAACATTATGTTCTATATTTAAACCATTAAAGTGTGCTTGTCTTTGACTAGGTATTTGACCATCATGATTAGAATTATTACTATGATGTAAGTCTTGAGATACAATTAAATTATCATTTTCTTCATATTTAATAATTTTAGGATCTTCATTGTTTTCCCAATTAGTATTTTCTAAACGACTTAACTTTGCACCTGAAGGAAATACTATTGCTTCTATTTTATTATCTGGATTATTTTTATTCCATGTATCTATATATGATTTTAATTTAGACATAACAGGATTAGAATCTCCAGCTAAATCCATATTAATCCAGTTTACTTTAATTAAAGTTCTATCTCCTGGTGTAGATGTAGATATATGTGCTTTTAGAGTATCTGTATCTTTTATTTCCATGTCATCTGCAATCTCTATTAACTTGTCATTAGTTAACATTGCTTGTCCATCAAATGCATCTCCTCCTGAATCTGTAATTCCTGGTATGTCTTCTATTTGAATTACATTTAAAGAGCCTCTATATCTCATACCATCTGTTAATATTTGAGATTGTCTTGCTATAATATTTAAAAAGTTAGCAGCAAGTTTTTGATCTTCTGACATATCTTTTGTTTTTTTATCTGACAACATATAATTAGATATATCGCCATGCATAGCATTCATAAGTATTATGTCATTGATAGCATAATGTGCTTCCATTATTTCTTTTTTTGTTAAATTTTTATCAGGATAAGATTCAATTAATTTAACAGGATCTACAAATAACTTTTTAGCATCTTTATTTTTAGGCAATAAAGCTAAAGCTTTTTTAGCAGCATTAAGTAAATTAGATTTTTTAGTTCCATAATATTCCATTAACACAAAAGGTGCTGCACCTTTTTCTCCAAACCTACCCATATGATGATAGTAAAGATTTTTATCTTTAAGGTTTTTATTTATATTTCCTATTATTTCATTATCAAATATTTCTTCTATGATACTAGCAATTTCAACACCTGACATATTAGCTACATCTAAATTTTCAAACTCAACACCATCAAGAAACATAACAAATCTTTGTTTAATATCTTTGTCTAATTCTTCTGGTATATTTAAACTTTTATATAGTTTGTCTATTATAAAATCAAAATGAGAGTCACCTCTTATTGCACTCTTTTGTGATTTTTCTACATTTGTAAACATTGGGTTAGATGTAAATTCACTAATATCACTCTTCATTACTGAATATAAAATACCTTCAGGTATTCCATCTTTTTCTGGAAAACCAAATACTGTAACAGTTCTATTATCTATTTTTTTATCAACAGCAGCACCATGTAGTATAGCATCTTTTAATTTAGATCTTTTAGCTGGTCTTTTCTTTCCTGTTTTACTAACTGATATTTCTAAATCTTCTGATGTTAAAGTCATTATTCTTCTAACAATAGAATTATTTCTTTCTAAATTTATGTCAGCTAGTTTAGATATAGGTATTCCTGTATTTTCTTCAACAACAGAAAGTATTATAACTATTTCTAAAGATGTAAGATCTTCAATATTTTTATCAACTATTGGTAATAACTTTTCATAATGCTCTAGTTTTAAATCGGGATTATCATGAACATCTAAAACAGAGTCATACATTTCTTCAAATGGTAAAACTAAATTACTCATTTGTAATTTATCGCCTAGCTTTTTAAAATATCTTTGAACATGATTAGAAATATTTTTTCTATGAAAAGATCTCATATCTTCTAAAGAATTAGTTTGTGCAATTTTTTGTATTAATCTTTCTAATGATGTTGCATGAGTACCTTCTTTAAACTCTTTATATTTTTCTTCTGAAGATATAGCATCAATAAACCAATCAGCATCTTTTAATCTAATTATATTTATAGTTCCAGTTCTTCTATTTGATGCAGCTATTATTTGTTGTTGTATTTTTCCTTTTAAAAATCTATCACCATGTGTGCTATCAAACTCCATATCTGAAGAAGTTGATTCTAACTGTTCTATTTCTTGATCTCCTTCTGGAGAGTTTTCATTAGGTAAAAAAGAATAAGTCATATCTGGATACATCATATGTAGTTTTTTTAATGCTCTTTTTCTTTTTCTTTCTACATTTGATTTATCATCATATGCTTCGCTTTCTAAAATCTTTAATACTTCGATAGCAATAAATCTTTCAGTTTCACTTCTTGCTGTAATTACTTTTTGTTTTACTTCTTCAATAGCTTCTTGTTTAGCTTCTCTTATTTTTTTAGACATACGTTTTAATTTTTTAGCAGGAGTATCAGATTTAGTTTCAATAAATCTTTCAACTGCTCTTTTGCCAGTAGAGCCTATATCTTTTTCTATTTCTTCTGCTATTTTTAAATCTGATGTAGACATTTCTTTTATTAGATTATTTTTAACTTCACCAGAAAAGTTTTGTAAAACAGCTACATTAAAATCATTTTTTTGTTTATCAGTAATTAAATCAAACAAATCATTTTCTAAATCATTTTCCCTAGAGTCTTGCGATCCATATCTATTTTGAACTAATGATATAAATAACTCAAAATCTCCTCTTGAATCTTGAGAGTATGTATTTAAATAATCTAAAATTTTCTGTGCTTTTATTGCTTTCTTTGTAGGCTTACCTTTATATTTATATTTAGATATTGTAGTTAATTTACTTCTAATTGACTTTAAATTTTTTTCAGCTGTAAAACTTATTAAAGCACGACCACTCATTAATTTTTTTAAATTAAGTTCTAATGATTCTTCTTCTAATACTCTTGCAGCACTATCACCACCTAAACTTATTGAAGGAGTTAATATAATTTTATTGTCTACATTAGTTGCTTGAAAAATACCACCTGCTGTTCTGCCTCCAGCAGCTTGCTCAACAGCTATAGTTTCTCCAATAAATATCTCTGTATCAGGTTGCTCTGCTAACTTTTTAATCATTGTATCAACAAAGTTTTCTAATTGAGATCTTATTCTTTTTCTTGAATTAGCTAAACTAGCTACAGATACTTGTCCTTGTTGAGTTTTTTCAAGTTCATCAAACAATCTTAATTCTTTTTCTAGAAAATCTATTGCAGCTTTTCTTTTAGCTTCTATATATTCTTTTTTAGATTTGTAACCTTGTTTTTTATACTCATTTGGATTAGCTAATGCATTATTATATTCTTTAATATATGCATCATTTGATCTTTTAAATTCACCACTTTTAATTTTTCTATTAATAAGAGCTTCAGCTTGTTTGTTAGTTTTTGTAATATTAATTAAATTTAATCCTGAAAATAATCTTTTATATGTTGCACCTAACTCTTTATCTTTTTCTAATTCTTTTCTTTTCTTTGCATCTATCTTAAATACATTAGTAGTAAATTGCCTTTCTTCAATAGTAGTTTGTCCTGTTTTATCTTTAGTTGTTCTTGTTCTTGTATCAGTAGTTATAACATTTATTGGTTTAATAATACCACTATCTATTAAATTAGATAATAGTTCTGCATCTTCTTTATTTTCAGCTAATCTAACAATTAATCTTTCTGAAACAATTTGTCTTATTGCTTTCTCTTTTATTCCTTCTGTTACTTCTGTTTTACTTTCTGCTGCTAATTCTTCAGCACGTTTATTAACTATAGAGTTTAAATCAGAAAGACTATCTATATTTAATCCTTGTTGCACTAAAAATTGTTGTTGTTTACCTGGTCTTAATATAGCCCCAACAATACCTTTTTGATACCATTTTTTATTTGCTTCAAAGTCTAACATTGATTTAACAAACTGTTCTGTTTGTTCAAATGCTTCAGCTGCTTCTTCATCAGTTCTAAAGTCTCCTTTACTTTGAAATTCTAAAAAGTTTTTTAACATATCTATTTGTTGAGAAAATTCTTCTTGTAAAGTATCGCCTCTTAATTTACTAACAACACCTGCACCTGCAGGTATAATACCTACAGCTGTTAATATTGCTGATGCTTCTTTAGGATGTAATACAGGAAAGAATGCTTTATCAACTAGGTTTTCTGCATAAGACATTCCTTGTGCTTTACGTTCATCTGAATCTAAACCTAGTATAGCAGAAGTTGTCATTTCAATCCATTCTTCTGCTGCTTCTTCAAATATACTTCCGTATTGAGAAATTTGTTTAAAGTCTTTCATTAACTGTGTTTTGCCAGATAATGATTTACCAATAGTATTGTTATCAAAAAAATCTTTTGTAGTTTTAGCTATAGCTGGACCACCTAAAGTTTTGTATGCTTTACTTTTTACTACACTATCTTTAACTGGTTTAAGAAGTTTATGTACTCCAATGTTTTTAAATAATTTTGAAGCAAGATCAAATCCTACAGTTTCTACTAATATAGCTAATACAGCTTGTGCTTCTTTTTTTGCTATATCTGCACCTGTAAATTTATCAAACTTAAACTTACCATCTTCAACATATACAGATTCTAATTCTTCATTTTTTAAATCACTAAATACTTTTGGTTGTTGAATTAATAAACTTCCTGGACCAGCTATTCCTAATCTAGCACCTTTAGATTTTATAAAAGTAGAAACATTTTTATGATATGCTTCTTCCATTAAGTTTCTATACATTTGATTTCTAGTAACAGCTGGTATTTTTTGACCTTTTGCATCTAGTTTTCTAACTTTTCTTAAAATTTCTTTTGATTGTTCTTTTGTTATTTTAAATGGACTAGCAACATTTATTACTTCTTTACCACCTTTTAATTGAGTATATAATCCTCTAACAGTTTTTCCATCTTTAGATGACTCAAGAATAGAAGCTATTTTATTACTAATTCCTTTTTCTAAAGGTTTTACACTACCTGCTAATGCTCTACCTGGTGCTAAAAATGATGCCATATAAGGTAATGATTCCAAAAATACATCAGCTACAGTACCACCCCATGTATTACCTCTATATTTTTCTATTAAAGTATCATTATACCAAGATGCTACTTTTTTTTCAGCTGCTTCTCTTTCCATAGGATCAACATAATCATCAGCATCTAAACGTAATAATGTTTCTTCTATTTCCCTTTCATCTCTTTGTGACCACCAAACAGCAGCATAATCTCCAAGCATAGCACCTGCTGATGTTAATACAATACCAGCAAGTAAAGCGGGTATACCTACTACAGGTATTGCTGCTGCTGCTGCAGCACCACCTGCACCAAGTACACCTATACCTGCTACTCTTGCAAATATATTTTTTTCTGTAGGATCAATTGCTCTTTGTATATTTTCTCCTGCAGTTCTATCTCCTTTTCTTTGAGCTAATCTATAAGCAGTAGCTTCATCTAATACATAAGAATAACCTTCAGGACTTTGTAATTTTTCTCTTAATGTATCTACTTGAGATGTTTGAGATCTGTTATCTGTTATACTTATAGATGGATATTTAATACCAAAATAGTTTTCTACTTCTTCAGTAGAATATGGACTAGAGTAACCTACTTCAAATGTTCCATCTTCTTTATATGCACCACCTATATTACCATCAGCACCATTATAAATAGAATCTGTAGTAAATTCTATATGACTTGGCTTACGATATTTAGGACTTAATCTAGTAGATCTTACAGGACTACCAAAGGTTTCTTTATATAAACCTCTATAATCATAAATACTTTCATCTAACTCTGGTACAAATCGTTTCCAATTTTGATAATCTTGTTCCTCATCATCTGTTAGTTCGGTATTATAATCATTAGTATAATCTCTTGTGGATTCATCAAATAATGCTTTTCTTGCTTCATTAAGTGCAGCTAATTCTTCAAAAATAAAATCTTCTTGAGTTCTTTGATTGTCTACACCTTCTTCGAGTGGGTTGTCATTAATCATTTATTTTCCTATTTTTTTTTAACTAAATAACCTTCTAAAGCATCAGACATGCCGCCTGCTGATATTGTGTCTAATAAAGTATTTCTGGTTCTTCTATTACTAATACCATTAATTTTTTCTAAAGTTTTATCCCAATCTACATTTTTAATTAAATTTAATATTTTTTGTTTCTTTGCATTAGTTTTGTCTATTCCTCTTGCTTTTTTTGTACTCATATTAGTTGTATCTGTTAACTTATTTATATCTAAATATACTTTTTCTATATCATTAATTGATACTTTTTCATCATCATTATCATCATCTTCACTTACGAATGTTATTTCTTTATTAATATTTTTAACTTGAATATTAAATTTGTTAAATAAATCTTCGATTGCTTGTTTCGATCCTGCATCTTTATTTCTGCCAGCAAAGTTACCTAATTGTTCATTTATTATTCTGTATAAATCTATATTTTGTTGTTGAAGTTGTTGAACTAATTCAGGATTTTTTTCTATACTTAATTGATCTAATCTTTCATCATTTTGTTTTATAACTTTTAATGCACCAGTAATGTATGCATTTCCTATTTTAACTGCTTCATCTACATCTTTAGATGTATCTAATGCTCTTTGAAGAGTTGCAGCAAATTGTTGACTTTTAATAAAGCTTTCAAATTCAGGATTATTAGCAGCATCAAAATTATCATCAAGAATTTGTTCTGTGAATGATGCTCCAGTAGCTTCTACTCGAGCAGATGTAAGACCAGTTTGTGCTGTAAATTGTTCTGTTTGATCTTCTATTCTAGTTTTTTCAGCTACTGCATTACTAAATATTCTATTTAAATTAGATCTTCCTTGTCTACTTGTGCTTTCATTAATACTTCTCATATCATTTAAAGAATTAAGAACAGCAACTCTTTGGCTAGGAGTAATATCAACATCAAGATTAATTCCATATGTATTTGCTAAATCTAAAGCTTCTTGTGCAATAACATTAGTACGTTGTCTATTTGCAGTCATACTTGTGTCAGCAGCTCTAGAATTTATTATTTGAGATAAAGATCCACCTTCACTATCTGGTAATCCTCCTGATCCTGGAGCAAGGGGTCCTCTTCTTCTTATACCTTCTCTTGATTGTAATCCTTTTAATGTAGGAGCCATTACTATTCTATCTGTACCAAGTATTTTATTACCATCTTCATCTGTATCAAATATAACTCTACTTGTCATTCCTGCATCAGTTTGTTCTGCTGCTAGTTGTCTTAACCTTTTTGCTTCTTGTGCGTCCTTATACATTTCTAATTGTGACTTTGGTATATATGCTTTATAAGCTGTTTCAGTTTCTAAACCTTTTCCTGTAAATTGTTGTACTGGTAAAACGCCAGTCATTTTTATTTCTGTTCCATCGTCAGCTGTTTGTTTTTTTATTTTTTCTGTAGAGTATGTCCCCATATCTACAACAGGAACTCTTTCTCCTTTTTTATTTAAAGTTCCCATTTGTTTCATAATATCTCTTGTTTCTAGTTCTTGACCAACGGTTCCATATTGCATTTCTTGTATACCTTCAGAAGTTTTAAATTTTTTTGTTAAAGGAACATTTTTTAAAGATTCATAATCTAAACCTCTTTCTATTTCTGCATCTGTTTTTGATCTTGTTGATAGTGGCGTTGTTGGTATTTCTAATGGAGCAAATGGTTCTGGCTCTTTATATGTTGAAGTAAATTTGGGAGCATTTGGTACATTTAATCCAGATATAAAATTTTCATTAGAAGCTTTTAACATTCCACTACCAGTAGCTCCTTTTATTGCTGCATTTGATATATTTAAAGCTTTTTTTATTTCTGTGTCATTTAAATAAGTTGGCTCAACTCCTGCAATTTGTCCACTAACCGCTCTGTCATAACCACTATAACTAGTATAATTACCGCCTCCAACAGTAGGTAATCCAAAATTTGCGTCAGCAGATACACTATTAGTAAGTTCTTGATTTTTAGCAGGACCAAAAGAAAATTCTCTTGTTAATCCATCATCTACTTTTTCTTCTTTTTTATTATTTTTAAAAAATCTATCTCTTGACATGCCTATCTCCTATACTATAAACGGCTTTACTGCTGGCTGTGCAGATATATCACGATTTATAAATCCTCTATATGCTTTTACTTTTAATTTATTCAAAAACTCTAAATATAACTTATAATGAATTTGTCCTAAATTAGGTTCTGAATATGGTTTACCTGTATCATTTAGAAACTGATACTTAACGTAGTTGATTACAGCTTCTCTGAACTCATGTAGATACATATCATCTATCATACCTACCTCTGTAGTACTAACTGCTGTTAATAATTCAAAGCCATAAGTTTTTGTTATAGTGCTTTCGCTATAAAGTCTTAACTTCTTTATATAATTAGTTGTTGTAGATGCGTCATATATTTCTTCAATACAATAAGAGTTTGGACTAACTAAACTTCTTGATTTAACTTTTGATTGTATTTCTTGTGCATTTCCAGGTGTACTATAAAACTCATTTACTCTATATAAATTAACAAATCTAATTGTTTCTATATCAGTAAGAGTGTGTGCAAATGATACGCCAGATTGTCCTAGCTCTATATGATATAAATGTTCTCCAGCAGTTTCATTTATATATCTAGGTAATACTAGTACTCCAGATTCTACAAATATATGTTTAATTGCTAGGTTTGATCTATAATCTATTAGCTGTGCAGGTATTTGACCACCTGCTTTTAACCCTAATATAACTTCAGTTTTTACATCATCTAATGAGAAAGCCATAATTTTTCCTTGATTTTTATATCAGGGATAGTATGACGTATTATTTTTTGTGTCAATAGCTAGATAAACTTTCTATTTCTTTCTTTAATTCTAATATTTCTGGGTCTTTAAAACATTTAATAATATACTTATTATCCTTAAAAGATTTCCACCTATTAAGTACATCCATTTGTTTAGCATTTCCATCTGCATATGTTAATAAATCAAAAGAAGAACCGCCTCCATAATTAAGACATTTATCTAAACAATCTTCATTTCTGTTAGATAGTTTTAGTTTATCAAATAATATATTTCTATAATTTTTATTAGATATAAATCTATCATAATAAACTATATGTTTATAATTATCTTTATATTGTATACATTTTTTTGCATAATCAATCCATGTTGTTAGATTAACTTCTAATTGTTTATCCATATCATTTAAATCATCTCTAAATTTAATATCTAATTTAGCTGCACTGCATATATAATTTTCTGGACTTCTTAATAATAATATAGATTGATTAAAATCAGAATAAATAAACTTTAAATATGGAGATACATCTGGATATTCTAAATTTACATGTTCCCATTTATATAAAATAATCTTTTTATTAGTAGTATTAATTGGATTATAATTAAAATTATTTTCCCACTTACCTTTTCTAATTAAATTTTTATAATCAACTTTATATCTAGGTAAGTTTATTGCATTTAAATAATATACATCTCCATCTAATTGACTATATATCCAATTTAAAAATATATTACTACCACTTCTTTTTAATGTAGTAATTGCATATTGTTTATCTGTAAATAAATTATCTTTATATTCAGTATTAACTCCAGGTTTATATATTTTATATACTCGAAAGTAAGAAGGTTTTTCACAATTATTTTGTATATTATGATACTTAATATAATCATCAAGTTGAAGATTAGTATTTAATTTATAATTTATTTTAGGTATTTGTTTTTCTACTTCTTTAAAAATTTTTAAATCTTTTTTATTAGATTTTAGTACAGATAATAATTTACTATATAATATATTAGATATAGGAAACATTTTTAATAAAGATAAATTATTATAATAATGATCATATTTAATAAGATCTGATTTATTACATATGCTTCCTTCTTTTTTTCTACCTTCTTTTGAATCAGAAACATGATATGTTATATATTCTATTACTCTTGATGTTCCATTTGCTAACCAATTAGATATTGATAATTTTTGTTCATCCATTCCCCAACCACTACCAATACTTAATGGTTTATTTAAAACATTAATATATCTTTTTTTAGAAAAAATATAACATGCTCCCATAACCATAGGAACTTCTTTTGGGTAAGTGTCATTAGGATTTTCAATTATTTTTTGAAATATAAATATACTTGAATCATTTTCATATTCACTAGTTTGTTGAACCATAGTAGCACCAGCTTGAATTAACTTTTCTTTTTTAGGTCTAAATAAAGCATTTGTATAATGTAATCTAGTACATAAAATATCATTTGGATATTTGCTATGTTCTTTTATAAACTTTAAATCAAAATCTTTTTCTGGAAAAATAATATGAGCATCACAAGTTACTATTAAATTATTTGAAGCTGATATAATTCCAATATCTCTAGATTTAGATGTTCCTTGCTGAATAGGATTTTCAATTATTTTTAATTTATTTATTGGATAATCTATAAAATAATAATTAGGATTATCTTCATCAAAAACTAAAACAATTTCATTTTCATAAAACTGTTGCTTTTTAATGTTATTAATAGTTTTTTCTAAATATAATTCATTCTTTACTGGTATTACTATACTTAACATTTTCTCCTTTAACTTCCTCCTTCTGCAGTTGTTGTAGTAGTAGTGCTTACTGCTTCATTACAAGTAATAGTATAGCTTGATGAAGCTCCTACGCTATATTCAAAAATATTATCTCTTGATACTTTTAATACAACTGAATCAGTAAAACTAGGAGAGCTTCCTCCTGAACCTGCTCCTAATGTAGATTGACCATTAGTATATTGATTGCTTCCAACTCCAACTCCTAATCCTATAATTCCTGCATTATTTTGATTTAATAAACTATTAGGACTTGATGTATAATTAGTATAATTAGATTTAGCTACACTGTTTGGTGCAAAATTACCAGTGTATTCTAACTGTATGCCTCTGTTGGGAAGAAATTGTACAGGATCTGATAAATAATTTGGAGTAACAGTAGTACCATCTAAATCTGTTACACTTATACTTATATTACCACTTATTACAGTAAAATCACAATCATCTTCTTCAGCAGTTGTTATATCACTAATATCGTGAAAAGTAAGACTTACATTAGAAAATGTTAATTTACTAAAATCATCATTTACAAATTGAGGAACTTGAGTCATTAACATGCTTGCATCTTCAACAGGATTAATAATTAAATTATCAATAAAAGCTATGCCAGCATTTGATGTGCTTACTGCTCCATTAGTTACTTTTCCACTAATATCAACTTCATTCCATCCTTCATCAAAAGCAGTTTCAGTATTATCATTTTTTGTACCTAAAAATACTTGGTTAGCATCAGTTAAAGTATTTATAAATATATGATAACCAGTTATTGCTATAGGTACATTATCTGTACCTAATGATAATGTTTGTTGACCTCTAGAACTAACTACAAATCCTGAAGAATAACTACCTGAAATACTTAATTGTGCTGCAGCATATTCTAATTCAAGATCCATAAAAGTATCACCAGAACCTATACTTGAGCTAGAAATACAATCTGCTTTATATTTAGCATTAATAGATGAAAAACAATATGCAGATTTACTTTTAGTAGGAGTAGTTATAGCATTTATAGAAGCAGCATTATTTGTTGCAAACCAATGATTTCCTCTTACATCATCATTACCAAATGGATTATTATTACCTGAACCATCTGAACCTAATCCGCAATCTGTGTCCCATCTATCAAAACTACTTAATCCTTTTTGTGCATCACAATCTGAAGTTCTAGATCTTTGATCTAATGTACCTACTGTTATATTACCTACTGTATTATTATTACTAAATGCTTGAATAGCACCAGGAGTTCCTGTGTGTGCTATTCTAATTTTTTGAGAATGTTCTATATTAGCTAATGCTAATAGTTCTTGTATAATTAATTTATTTACTACTGGTTCTATAGCATCTCCTGCAGTAACTACTCTTAATGCATTAATGCCACTTCCTGAAGATCCTGGTCTAACAATATTACCACTACTGTTTCTATAACTAAATCCCCATGTTACATTCCCTTCAGAATCAGTACTAATTAATCCTGCAAATTTACATAACTCATACCACCAATGATATGATCCTTCATCTATAGTTCCACCAGAAGTATTAATTTCTGCAAAAGTTGGAAAGTCTCTATTAGTATAACTAATACCAGATCCTAAAGGATTTTCTCCTTCTTTATAAGATGGGTGTAATAGATATTGTATATTAGTAGCTGTTGTATAAACTTGTTGAAGCTTTGCAAAGTTAGCAGCTGAATTAATTGTTTCACCTGCATTAGCTGTAGCATCCATAGTAGATCCTAAAAAATTTGCACGTTCTTTTATTAAATCAATTAACTTTTGAGCATCACTTCTAATTGCCCAGCTCCATTTAGTTGTAACAGTTACTTCTCCTGTAACTGGATCTGTTGTATCATCAAGTACAAATTCTGTTGATGATCCAAGCTTTTGAAATTGTGCAGTTATTATACAAGCACCATCAGCTAATTCCCAGCCATGTGTTTTTTCTAATTTACCTAGAGTTAAGGTAGTAACGGACATTGTTTATATCCATTTTAAAAATTGTTTTTTAAATTGATAATCTGCAGCTTCTGCAGGGTCATCTTTATTAACATCTACTATTTGTAAAACTTTTCCATCATCTGCTGCTTCATATGGCGTATCAGGTAAAGGATCTTTAAAATCTAATTTATTATCTGCATCAGTTCCTAAAACTTTATTAGCTCTTTTTCCAAAAGGAATTAATCTTTCATCTAGTTTGCTTTCAACAACTGATGTATCTTGTTTTGACTCTTCTAGATCAAATACAGATACAAATTTATTTTTTTTATCTGTTTCAATTTCTTGTTGTTCAAATAGTTCTTCTGCTGCAGATCTATCTTCTTCAGTAAAATCTCCATCTCCTTCTGTTAATGCTTCACTTTTTTGTGCTAATATAAATGCTTTTTTTCTTCTTTCTTTCTCTCTTTTTCCTTCTCTTTTCATACGACTTATAGCGGCAGAAGAAGTAGTATCTATTTCATTATCTCTTATAATTTCACCTCGATAAAACATAATTTTTCCTTACATTATAAATCAGTTACTGGTCCACCAAATGTATATGTCATATTATCTAATCTAATAGCATTATCATTATCAGTTACTTTAGTACCAAGAGTAGTAACAGTTTTTTCTACTGCATATAAATGCTCTCCTAATCTAATAGTATTATATTGTGTAGTTACAAGAGTATTACTAGCTGCAGTAGTCATTTCATTACCTGAAGTAGTATTAATATTAGCTGCATCTAAATCTGCAGCATTAGGAGTACGCACAAAATATTTTCTATAAATTACTACAGTTTTTGTTCTTCTTGTTGTATATTGAATAACACCTACTTTTGGTCCATTTCCATTAACAAGAAGTTCATCAATAGGTTCCCATCCAGAATTACCTGCATTATCAGTTACATACTGTCTTATTGCTCCTCTTTCTTTATCCCAACCTAAACTTGTTTTATGTATAAACCATTCATCTGAAGCATCTTGTGGTGCAGTATATACTTCTTCATATAAATCATAATAATATAAATCACCTTCAACTTCAGGATTAACTACTTTTTTAATAGATTTAGATCTCCCACCTGCAGCAACAGTACCAGATACATCTACACTATCAGGTAAACTTACAGCTTTAAAGCTACCTATATATTTAGTTAATCGTTCTGCATCTGAAGTATTTTTTATACCCCAAGAATGTATAAATGTAGGACTACCAGTTGCAGAGTTTAATAAAGCATTAGAAGTTGTACTTCCAACAGATCTAGCTGTTTCATAAACTAATTGTACAGTAATATCTATTTCACCATTTTCTCTATCAGGTTTTTGTGTATATTCAACTGTTCTTCCATCTTGAGCATCTGTAATTCTTTTAGCAGTTCCTGGTAAACTTCCACTTTCTGAAGCATTATTTTTTTTAGTATAATTACTTCCATCTGTAGAATAATAATAATCTCCGATAGTTGATGAATCAAAATAATAATTATTTTCAAAGTTTGATATATCGTTAGAAGTCATATGATGTTTAAAGAAGTTTACTATAGTAACTTCTGAATTTCTTTTATAATGAAATATATATTCTTTAGTATTGTATCTAGATATATACCATCTTAAATCATATAGTCCTGTGTCACTTTGAAAGTCAGACTCTCTTGCAATATTAAACCAAGTACCAGTTAGTTGTGTACCACCTAATAAATAAATACTATCAGTAAATGTTTCAGATAAAGCTTCAGTTTCTAGAGCAACTATATTAGCGGGATTCACATTATACATAACGAGTACCACATTACTTGTACCTGCTTGATATGTTTCTCCACTTAACAATCTCCATTTAGTTGCAGACTGTGTAATAGAACTTGTAGTTATAGCATTAGGTGCTAGTACTCTATATATTCTTTGATCTTGTTCTCTGTAGTATGCATGTAAATGATGCAGGTCACTATCAAAAGATATATCATAAAAAACTGATGGAGCATTAATTACTCGTTGAGTACTTTCATTTAAAAAGTTTATACATTCAGTAACATGCTTTGCTTCTATATTTTCCCAAAATAAAACAATTAAATTATCATCATATATACCTTCAGTTGTGGTAGATAACCTTGCATGTTTATTCTGCAGTAATCGTTTAGCATTTTCAAAAGCCATTAAATACTCCCATTATAAATTTTATCTAATGCTACTGATGCCTCTCTATAAAATACATCTTTACTTTGTTGTGATAATAAAACTGATGCAGCTTTTTGTGATAAAGGAGTTATAGCCCAGTTTAACATATTAATAGTATCAGCTGTTTTAGCAGAATAACCACTATTAGTAGTAGTAAATTCTCCACTATTTCCTCTAAATCCACTAGATGTCATATAATTAGTTTCTATTACTAGATTAGCAGCTGCTTTATTATCAAATGTTATAAGGTTATATAAATTAAAACTATGATAGGTAAATCGTTGAAACTCTGATGGAAGAGGAGTTACACCATCTCCACCACTACTTACAGCATATCCTATAATCCAATCATCAAAACCATTAGAATCAAATATACCATCTGTATGTGAAACAGATGCTTCTTGAGTTCCATCAACACTTAATGTAACTGTATTTTGAGATGTACCATCTATTTCTATAAAATGTTTTTTTCCATCATCTACTTTACTTGTTGATATAATTCCAAGATCAGTTGTAGTTCCATCTCCAGTATCATTCTTTCTATATGCAAAATGTCCATTTTCTATTTGTCCAAAATGTATAGGTTCATCTGGAAGAGATGATCCTCCGTCTGTTCCTAATGCAAATAAATTACCATGAGTACGAGTATTATCTATATTATTTAATTTAAATTCTATTTGTATTTTACCATGTTGATATGAAGATGCAGTTTGACCAGCACCACTAGAAAAAACATTTAATTGTTTTTTAGCAAAATTAGTAGAACCAGTAATTAATGCTGAATCAGCTATTTCTGTAATATCAGATGGTTCTGTTATTACTATTGCAGAAGAACTAAATGCTTCTGGTCTTTTAGAAAACAAATCAGCTTTTGCAAAATTAATTGCATCTATAACTTGTTGGTCTGTAAATGTTGGAAGAACTCCATCTCCCTGTACAACTTGATCTACAGCAAATCCTCTTACTAATTCTGCTATTTTTTTTGCACTAGCCATATATACCTTAAAGCCACGCTAGATGGGTGGGTAAAAGGAGGAAACCCTTCCACATCTAGGTAGCAAATTATTTAAAAATTTTAACTCCTAACACAATTAAAGTAGCAACAATCATTCCAAAGAACAATGCTCTACCAACAGTTAGAGATACATCATCAACTATTTTCAACATTTTTCCTAATACAGGTAGATGCTTACTACTAACGTATTTAGTAGCAGTCTCTAACCATTCCTTCTCTTTAACACTTAAATCGCCATCTTTTTTTGTCATCAAACTAACCTTTTATTTTTGCGTAATACTATCAATAAAATACCTGCTGTAAATAGCAAACTTATTGCTGCAGGTTCTGGTATAATCATTAATTGATTATCACTTGTGATATTGAAGTCAACTGTACCTTTAACTTCAGGATCATATGATGTGACTAACGCAATCATATTGTTAGTAAATGTAATATCTGCTAAATAAAAAAACAAACCTTCTTCTACATCTTCATTTCCATCATCGTCTTCATATATATAGTTATTAATAGATTGTTGAAAGCTTGGTAATAAATATAAATAAGGATCATTATAATCATAATCTTCATTACTTAATCCTAAATCTGCTGCATAATTATCAAAGGTAACTGTTGCATAACTAGGTGTAGATATAAAAAATATATCATAATAATGTTTTTCATTATCTATATAGATATATTGATCTTCTAGTTCGGCTCTTAAATTATATGTTAAGTCAGCACTACTTACCATTGCAGCAAGTAATAAACAAACAATAAAGCCTCCCCATAAAATTATATCTTGTAATCTCATTACCACTTAACCTTATGTGACCAGTACCTTGCACTTAACTTACTAGGATTAGAATCTTGTGCATTATGTCTAGCATAATAACTTCTTTTCCTAGCTTTATCTTTAGCCGACTTTGGATTTTTACCAGCACCTTTAACACCTTGCTGACCAAACCTAATTGTTTTAACTTTATCTCCTACCTTTGCAACAACTACATGTGATTTAGTTTTATGGCTAGGTGTACGCTTTGGCTTATTATATCCACTAACACCAGCTCTTGCTAATCTTGGATCTTTCTTTTTAGCCATTATCTATATCTCCTAGTTTTCTTTGCAATCTTTTTAGGTTGCTTAACATGCTGCTTACCTTTTTTATTACCAGCAGCTTTAGCTTTATTAGTAGCTCTTTTTTCTGCAGGAGTTAAAGCTTTCCAAGCAGCATCAGGTAAATATCTTTTTTTGCCTTTACTAGGCTTGCCATCAGAAGTTCTCCACTTTTGTTTAGTCCACTTCTTTAATGACTTTTGGCTTTTCTTTAATGTCATTTCTTTTTACCTCTAGCTTTTCTTATTGCTTCTTTACCTGCTTTAGCTATAGCAGCTTGTTTATTTTTACCTTGAACTTTAGCTCTCTGCTCTAATACTGTAAGTATTTGTATCTTTCTAGCAAAGGGTTTATTTATTTTTTTAACTTTTGCTACTGTTGCTCTAGCATCAGCTTCTGTTGCAAACTTAATACTTACAGTATCTTTAGGGTTCTCATCTGTATATAAACGCCTGCCACTACCTTTAGGTTTTTTACCCGTTCCTACCTTTGGATCTCGTTTCTTTTTCATACTTCTACTCATATAAGTTATTAAATGTTATAGAGGGATCAAGATAACTTTCATGTCCTTCAGCAGAATGTGACCATTGTGATGGTTTAAAATCAGGTGGTCCTTCTCCAGTAACCCATAATGCTGGACTTGTTGCCCTTACCCTATTGTTTGGCAATGCAACCATATTTCCTTTCCATTGGCAATCTTCAGTTATATATAAAACATGAGATTGTTTATGTTGTGCTGGATCATCAGCAATACTATTGTTAGTATAGTCTACAGTAAATAAATATTTACCTCTAAAAAACTCTCCTCCTATTTTACATAACCAAGGAGATGAACTAACTCTATCCATTATAATAACTGAATGATCTCTTGATTCACAATCCCAAGGTTGAGCTAAATGATCTTCCATAGGCATAGGAAAATCTTCCATAGGTATATCTGCTACTAATCCTTGTATAGGCATTCTTGCCCACATAGCACCACCATGTATATTGCCTTCATCATTATCTTCACAATCAGATTCGCATCCTGTAAATACTACTTGGAAACTTAATGATCGATCAGGTATTGTATTAACTGCGATTGCAAGTGCATGAAGATATTCATTGTGATATTTTTCATGATTGCAAGTGAACTCTCTGCGAACCCAACATTTAAAATGTGGGATGTTACTTATTAAATGTGACATAAATATTCTCCTTTTTGATATATCAATTTATTTCTTTTTCTTTTTCTTCATTGCTTTTGACTTTTTCATCATAGATCCGCCCTTTGATTTTTTCATCATAGAGCCGCCTTTTGATTTCTTTTTGCCGTACATATGTACCTCCTATAGTTAACTAGTTATTTTATTTATACCCGCCACCAGCAGCTTTATATTGTTTAGCCAACATCTGTGCTTTTCTAGCACTCCATTGACCAGGCTTACCGCCTTTACCGCCAGCTTTGATTTTATTAAAAAGTCTTTTACGCATTGTAGGTTTTGTATAATTACCTGCTTGGTTTACTTTACTTTTAGCTTTCTTTTTTACTGCCATTAGAATCTCCTATTTCTTTTTCATCCAAGTAATTAATTTATATAGCTTGCTATCTTTTGGCAAGAATATACTTATAGTTGCCATAAATCCTAATAAACCTATTCCTATTCCTACTGCATGAGCTTGTATATGCTCCCAAATTATTTGTATATGTATCATTGCATACTCGCTTCTTTTTCACCAAAATCATTTACACCAGGACTTCTTGCTGACCTTGTCATTATTTCTTGTGCTTCTTTTAATTCTTCTGGTTTATTTTTTTCTTCTATAGCTCTAGCTCTAGCTTCTCCAACTTTTAATCCTAAAAAACTTTCTATCTTTGGTATTTCTTGTCCATATTTACTATGACCTTCTGGTATAGTTTCTTGTATAGTTCCTGTTTCAATAAGTTCTACAATCATAGGTCTAGCTTTTTCTACTGCTTGATTACTATGATCTATTGTATGCTCTAACTGAAATCCCATACCAGATGTAACAGCAACACATCCACCAAATCCTAAATTTGCTGCTTGTGTTTGTACTTGAGATATAACAGCTTGAATACCTGATTGAGTTGCTTGACTAACTGTTTCAGTTGCAACAGTTTCTGTAGCCACAGATTCTGTAACTTCCTTGCCCCCTTTGGAATTATAAATATCATCTTTAGAATTTTTAAATTTTACTTCATCTTTATCTTTATAAAGTATTCCTTCAATGATGATTTTTTCACCTTGAGGTTTATCTTTCATTATCTCTTTCTAATATTTACTTCCATAGATCTAATATCTGTAACTTTTTCTACTCTAACATTACTGTTAAAACTTCCAGAACCACTTGTTGCAAATACTCCTGGAGTAACAAAAACTTTATCTGTAGCAGATTTTTTAATATAAGTAACAGATGCTGGAGGTATAGTATAAACAGCTTTTACAGAACCTGTAAGTGTTCCAAAGAAAAGTCTTGAGTTATTACTTACTTCTTCTGGATAAGCTGTAGCTGACCCACCAGCAGATGCTCCAATAGTTAATGTTGCTGCATCATCTGAATTACCAGTATAATCTGCTAATACAGAAATTACAGCAGTTGTTCCAAATGTTAATCCAAATCCTCCACCATGAACTTGTAACCCTGTAGTAAATGCATCACCACCAGTAGTTAAATTATCATAGCCTTTTGCAGTAGTATTACCTTTAGCGATTGTACTTGTTGTTCTAGCTGATAATGAAGGTAATGCAAAATCACTTGATACTACTTGAAGAAATCTTACTATCGTATCAGAAGTATGTTGTTGTTTTATATGAGCAACTCTTATAATTTCTGCACTATCTATATTGTCTGCATTGTCATGTAATGAAACAGTTTTTGCTACACCTACGTTTTGTATAATCATTGTACTATCCTATTTAACTTGTGAACTTCCAAAATAAAATCCTACAAGAGCCAGCATTGTTTGTCTTACTTCTGGTAACAATACATAACCTTGTAATTCAATCCAACCATTTCCTTTTGAAAACATATCTCCAAAAAGAAATCCTAACAAACCACCTGCTTTATTAGCTTCTATAGTTACTGGTTCGTTAAAAAAGGCAAGTATAAATGGTGCAAAAATTACAGCAAACAATGTACATATAGCTATAACTCTTCTAACTATAGCACCAGCTTGTCCTGTTCTAGCCATTGCTTTATCAGCAGAATCATCTGCTGCACCTTGTTTTTTTAACATACCATCAAGCATTGCTGATTGTGATTGTGCTTGTGCAGCTATTAGTTTCATAACAAAACCTGATAACGACCCACCTAACATTGCTAATAATTCTACACTCATATTAATACTCCGACATTCTTCGTCTTCTTTTGCTTCCTGCTTTAGTCATTCCACTTTTTTTAGGATTTCTTCCAACAACTTTTTTCTTACCACCAACTGTAATATCCATACCCATTTTTTTTGCTTGTCTTCTTGCTGCATTCATTCCTCTTTTAGTGCTAGCAAATCTTCTACTTCCTGTCCTAAATGCCATATTTATTCCTCGTTTGTATTTGTTCGTATATGTTTATATCTTTTTCATATATTTTTTCAACAATTTTTATTGTATCTTTATTATAAATCTGATTGAAGTTATACTTTTTATTATTACTATTATTAATTTTTAACAGTGGAGTTATCTTTCCATAGTTATATTTATTACAAAGAGTAACCCATTCTTTATCTATATTTTTTAAATCTATTATATAATCTGCAATAATATTATTTTTATAATCTGTAATAAATTCATATTGAGGTTTAATAATAAGTTCTTGAAATTGTTTATCTTGTTCTAAATAATAGTTATAAATATTTTTACAAAAAGAATTAAACGAAGACATATCTTTAAATGCTTTTGAATATAACTCCTGAAACCAATCTCTATTTCGAGTTTTAATTTTAGGATTTTCTTTTTTCTTTTGTAGTATTCCATATGTATATGCAGAATATAATCTTTCAAAAGGATCTCTATATATTGTTAATATTTTTATATTGTTATCTTTTATAAAGTTATCATTTGTTTTAGAAATTAAATGTTTACAACTTCCATGTAATCCTAATGTAAAAATAGGAGACTTCCACCAAAAATTTTTAATACTTCTATAGAAAGACATTCCTCCAGTTTTAGGAATATGAACAAATAAAATTTTATTTGTTAATGTTTTTTTTAAATATTCTTTATATAAATAATTTTTAGTTTCATCAGTATAGGTAAAAGTTATACCCATATCTTTTCTTTGATTAATTAAAAATGTTTTTATATCTATTATATTAAAATCATTATTTTTTATATCTTGATAATAGTAATATGTATTATCTTTAGTTTTTAATTTTAATTTTAATTTTCTTTGAAAATAAAAAATATTATTTAAATCTTTATCAAAAAAATTAACCTGTACTCTTCCAAAAACTGTATCATATTTATTATAATTAATTTCTGTTCCAAAGAATGTATCGAAATAATAATCTATAGTATAAGATGTAGGAAATTTATCTTGAACTTTAAAGTAATAAGTATCTTGTTGTGTATATTGAAAACATCTTATTTCAATAGTGTTAACTGATTTTATTTTATCAGGATATTCATTTAACAAATCAATACAATCAGACCAGTCTATTGTCAGTTTACCTAATCTATTATTAGGAATAGTATTTTTTTTTAAATCATTATAAGATTCAAAACATGGATAAGGTCTAGATTTATTAGTATGATAAATATATTTATCTTTAAAATTTATTCCTGCTGCTACTTCATATTGTTTTATTGTTCTTTTGTTTCCTAATCCATATATGCCTTTTATTTTTCCTGAACATATATCAAAAGATTTTTCTAAACTTTTTTCATTTAATTCATTAGCTCTTGGATTTTTATAATGATTAGTAATTCTTCTTGGTCCTGCACTATTACTTTGTTCATGATATACTAATGGTTTATCTGGTAAGTAAAAGTCCCAACCTCTAGTCCAAGCTCTCATAGCAATAGTTATTTCTTCTCCATGAAAATATAAATCAGGATCATAAGGAACTTCTTGAAAAAATTTACCATCAGAAAAAGATAAACATGCTCCCCAAAATGCATGGAGTTTTAATCCAGAGTCAGTTCTATTAATAGGTTTAAATAAAACTAATTCAGAATCATCTTTATAACATGGATACATGTAAACAAGTTCTTTATATTTATATTCTGTATGTGTATCAAACTTTGTGCAATAAGAACTTATACATGCTTTGTCGGAAGTTTTTAAACATCTGTTATGCATTTTAATAAACTCTTCATCCCAGTCTTGATCAAACCTAGAATGAGAATCAATCATTAATACATAATCTTCATTGTCATATAATTTATTGCATTCATATCTAGCCCAACATGCACCATTAGATTCTGTGTAATGTACATTTTTTATTTTAAATCTTTTGTCGTTATCAAACTCTTCAAACAAAAAATAATTATCTTCATCATGTTGGTGTAATATTCCAAACCTTAATCTGTCTGGATACTTTGCTGTATTTAAAGCATCATATACAGTTAATAAAATTTGATGGTCTAGATAGGAAGCAATATTAATGAATATAGTTTTCACTATTTCTTTTTAGATTTTTTCTTTAATACTTTATTAGCTTCTTGCAATTCGTCTAGTTTTTTAATTCTTTCTTTTTCTACAGCTTCTTCAGCTTTAGCTTTAAGCTCTGCTTTCTTTTTATAGATAGCTTCAATTAAAGTAACACGCTTTGCATTATTCCATCCTTTAATTCCTAAATCTTTAGCTTCTTCACGAAGTAATTCTAATTCAGTTAATTCATTTTTCGCACCTAATGGATTACCATCTTTATCACAAGGAACCCAAACATCATCTGTTAGATATCCATTTTGAGGAAAAACAAGTCCATTTTTTTTACTTACTACATATTCTATTTTTTCTGACATTTTTTTTCTCCTTAAAAAAAGAGAGGGGTTACCCCCTCTCATAACTTAACTATATATATTATGCTAAAGCTGAATCTGGGGAAATAAATGATAACCCAATCGCATCTTCTTGCACAACTTTGAATCCGTAAACTTGAAGTCCACGATGTAACATACCGAATCCATCAGGATTTTGTAACACTTCACTCTTCACTAATTGAGTAGCAAAAGTTAATCCTACAGGATGTCCGAATAAACAAGTGTAAACAGTGTTCCCACCTGAACCACCATTAGTGATTTTAGTAAGGTTGTTAGTTCTATAGATAGTAAATCTATCTATTTGACCAACTACTCCGTTACGCTTCATTGATGTAGCATCACCAGACTTGTTAGCATCCCCTAAATCGCCTTTCTTAATGAAAGCAATTAATTCAGGTGGAAGTAAGAAGTAACGACCTTCTTCGTTAACATTCTTTTCATCTAATAATGATCCAATGTCAATCATGTGATCAACTAATGAAGCACCATCAGCTTTAGCAAGGAATGGATTTGAATCAGTATCTCCATTCATTGCAGTAGTTGGTTTTAATTCAATAGAACCAGCAATGTTTTGAAGAACATCTCTTTCTACTTCGTTACGAAGTTGATAAGCTGCTTCTGCTGTCCACTCGCTAATCCAATTTTGAATATCTGTTTGCACATTATCAACATCGTCTGTAGCGAATGCCCAATATTTACCTTTGTTGATTTCTAATGTTACAGACTCAACTGTTGGGTTTTGGTGACTTAATGCTAAACCTTTAGTGTGATTGTTAACATTAATAACAGGTAGCTTTCTGATAACAACTGCATCACCTTGGTTTTGAATATCACCTTCATAATCTGTATTAGCAATTTCTCCTAATACAGAACTTTCATAGAACTTAACTAATAACTTACCAGCATACAAAGTAGGAATGTATAGGTTGGTAACAGGCGTTGCATCATTCGCACTGTTATTGTTTAAAGCAACCCAACCAGTAGTTCCTGTAAAGTCTGTGCCAGTAGTAGTTTGATATCTTGTATAAGACATTTTAATCTCCTAACTTAATTTTACATTTAATAAACACGCAGCACAGACTAGTTTTCATTTAAAAAATTCTTCCTGTCTTGGCTGCCTCCATAATCTGTGCTTCAATTTTTTCAGCTTCTTCTCTACCTTTTTTACCTTTAAACCTTCCACTAGCTAAATCTTTATAAAACAACTGAACACCTTTTTTTGTAAACCTAGGTTGTTCAGGTTGTGCTACTTGTTTAGCATGAGCAGTGGTTTCTGGTTTAGTAGTAACCGATGCTTCATTAACTGAAACGGAGCCAATAGGTTTATAAGTTTTTAATAAATCAACTAATGTAGCAACGTCTCCATTGTTGATTGCATTAGCACCTACATCCCTATTCTTTAAACCACTATTTGTGTCATAAAGTTCAAGAAATGAAAACCAACCAGTATCAGTAGAGTTTAAACTTTTAGCACCAGGATAGTACTGTTCAACATTATTCCAAAAAGAATTAGTGTCTACTACAGGTACTTGTTTTTCCTGTTGAGCTTTTAAACTCTTATTAATTAGTTCATTAACATATTCTTTTATCTTTCCGCTCTCCAGCTCTTCTTCGAGTGTGCCTTTGATTACTCTACTTTGAATATCAAGAACATCATCTCCAAGTTCTTCAGCTTCTTGTTCAGAGATATGTCTTTTAGAACCTGGAACTTTATTTACATTCTTTAGTTCTTCTAACTGACTCTTCATTTCTGCTAAAGAATCTTTCAATTCTTTGTTCTCACTATTCGCTTGTTTAAGTTGCGAATCGATTCGCCCTTTAAGACTAGCGTTCCTCTGTCTTTCTAAATCCAAATCTTTTTGAAGTGCCTCAATATCAGCTTGAGGAAATACTTCTTGAGCTTCTTCATTTTGGCTCGACAGAGCTTCATCATTACCTTCTGCCTCTTCTACAACTTGAGTAGTATTTTGAAGCTCTTTTAATTGAGCTTCCGCTTTCTCTAATTGCTCTAATGCTTGTTTTGGTACTGACATATTTTCTTTCTCCTTATTGTGTACGCCCTTTCGGGATATGTACGATTATGGGGCTGCTATTGCAGATTTCCCTATTTATGATTCAACACTTGTTGAATCTTCTAAAACTTTTATTAAAGATTTCAAACACCTCGTTGTTCCCTGACCTATTTGAATCTTTGTTAAATCTAAATCATCATTAGCTTCTCTACAATTATCTAAACATCTTTGCAAGTAAGAAATAAAAATTTTAAACACCTGGCTGTTGCTGTACATCAGGCGTATCGCCTCCAGTTCCTTCTGGTTCGGTTTGTCCAACATTAGTATCTCCTTGTATTTGACTAAATATATCAGCCATATTTTGTTGACTATATCTTGCTTGTCTAATATCTAACTCTCTATTATCTGTAGCATTATCTAATTCTATTTCTCTAGCTTTAAGATCTAGTTGTGCAGCTTTCATTTCTAGTTCAGCCATAGCTACTTGATTTTCTCTTTCAACTAGTGCTTGTTCTTTTTCTATAGCTATTTGATTTTGTTGTATTTTTTGTTGTTGCAATAAACTTTCTTGTTGTATTAATGCTTCTATTTTTTCTTGACTAGGTGCTATATCATCATAATCAGTTTCTAATGATTCCATAGCATCAGATAATATTTTAGCACGACCATCTAATCCTAATATCTTTTGATCAAACTCATTATTAGTAACTTGTAATAAACTTAATCTTCTTTGAGATAATTCTTCTTTCATAATTAAAGATATAATTCCATCAGACATAAACATCATATCTCCTTTTATATCATCATCTTCATTATTCATCATATTCCAGTCATATAGTTTTTCTACAATGTTTTGGAATATATATCTATCTAATCCAAGTAATACTCTTTTTAATCCTTTATTAGAATTACCCATTAACATAGCTAATCCAGAAGATGTTCTACCTGCACCTGCTACTTTATCAGAACCATAGCTATAAGCTGGCATCTCTAAAGTTAAATCAGCAATACGCATAGATTGATTTATAACTCCTAACATTTCTCCTGATCTAGAATCAGGTTGAAAGAAATCTACTAAAGGTGCTGTAGTATTTCCCATATTAGTTCCTTGCCATATTTTCCACGGATACATAGATGATATATCTTGTCCAGTTGGTATTCTGTTAGTATCTGGAATTATAACTTGTGGTCCAGATGCAATACCTAAATTATTTACCATAGCTCTAGCTGCAGCATTAGTTATATCTTGTTCGCTTTTAATTAATTCAGGAATACTTTTATACCAAAAGCTTCCTATTTCTTTGCAGTATCCGTATACTGAATATGGTCTTTTTTGTTCTGGATGATCATTTAATTTTACAAAAACAATAGTGCCTCCTACTGTAATTGCATTAATATCATAATCCATTAATGGATCTATTTTTTTTCCATTTACATCTTTTGTTATTCCATAACTTTCAAGCATTCTTCCTGGTGTAAAACAATAATACTCAATAGCATCTAACATTGATGAAGACATATTAGTTGCATAATTAGTATCTTTATTTTCTAAATCATCTCTTTCTTCTGTAAAAGAATAATCATAAGCTGAATCTGTTCTTCCTCCATATCTTGCAACATGCTCAATGTTTTCTTTTATATATCCCTCTTCATTTCTATTTAATAATAATGATTGTCTAGATATAATCATTCTTTCTGCAAGAAATCCTTCATCAACATTTTCACAAGAACGACCAGGATATAAATCTAAAGGAGAAACTCTTTCAAAGGTAGGTATAATTCTTTCATCATATTTAATTACTGTCTTACCTTTTTTCTTTTCAAATCCTGATTTAATTTTTCTTTTTCTAAATATTGGACCTTTAATAATAGCTGCTTTAGATGAAGCTAAATCCATTACTGCTTGATAAAAAGCATCTAACCAACCTCCTTCAATCATTTGATCATGTAATACTCTAGACATCTTATCAGCTTTTTTATGTGCTTCTTTATAATTAGCTGTTATTACATCAGCCCTCATTGAAGATGCTAAATCATATGCTTGTTTTTCTGTCATTTGTATACCTTGATTTATCGCTTCATCATATTTAGCCATAACTTCACCAGCTATTCTAACTTGATCTTCTCTAGGTATATCTGCAATAGGTGTAGGTTTTAAATCCCAAGTTCTTTTTCTTTTAGCATTAGTATAAATATCATGAACAAATGATTCAAATGCTCTACATTTTACTCCCGTTAATCCGATAAATACATCAGAAGATCCTGACTCTTTTATCTTTGCTAATTTATCAGGACTGTATTCTCCATTCCTTCTATTTAAATTATCTATAATAGTAGCTTGAATATTAGATTCGTTTTCTTTCCAATCTTTTGCATCATTAAAATTACTATTTAAATAACCTTCTAAAGTATTTAGATACTCATTGTGTTCTTTTTCATAAGCATCATCCATAGCTTGTTCTTCAGCTTCCATATTTTCAACAAGTTCTTTTTGTGACACTATTCCTGCTAAACCAGATCGTTCTCTTTTTACAGCCATAATATTTTCCTATTTAAGTCCATGCACTTATATCGGCTTTTATAACATTCCTAACATTTGTGTCAACAACAGGTTTTACTGTAGGATCTACAAGACCACCTCTAATGTGTACAAATGCATATTGTAGTGCATCACTAATATGAGAATAAAAATTCTTATCAGGTACTTCATGATATCGTTTTCTTCCCCCTGCTCCTCCCACTCTCATCTCTTTAAATTTATATTCTCCTAAAAAACTTTTTCTTAATATAGGACACTTTGGTCCTATCTTTAACGCTGCTCCCCCATCTACCATGCGGGTTAGATAAAACTTCACAGCATCTCTTCTTGCTAATGGCGAATTAGTTGAACAAGGTATTGTTCTTATACCTAGTTCATCTAACATATTTATACAAGTTTGCCCGTCGGTCTGGCTTCTTGCGTTTCCCGCAGGATCCGCTACCGATATAATCGGTAGCCCAAAATATTCAGCTCGTATTTTAGGATTAACTATTTCTTCTACAAATCTTCTTAACTCCATATCTTCAGATACGCACTCATCTATAATGTATACTGTTCCTTTTGGAGAACATTGTAAAAATGCACATGCTGGAGTTAATCCAAAGTCCCATCCAAGTATTAAAGGTAACCCTCTAAATATTTCTATATCTTCTGGATGATAGTGAGTAGCATCATTGTATTCAGGGTACACAGGTTTACCTCTAATTACAGATCCATACTCTCCCATTAAATATACTTTAACCCACTCTGGATCAGCCCCATGTGCTTGACGCAGCCAATAATTATATCCTAAATCTTGCCATTGTACATTTTCTGCAGGAGGTATCCCATCTACCTGTCCTTCATTAGCCACATAATCTATAGGAGTCCCAAATCCTTTCTCTCCATAAACAGGTAATATTGCAGGTGGTTGTCTAAAAAATCTATGATTAATAGGTTTAGTTATCTCTGCTCGTTTATGCCACCAATGATCATCAGAAGGCGGGTTAGTATCCATGATTACTCCTGACCAAGCTGTTCCTCCATCTATTTTTGCTGGATAACGACCTGTTCTTTGCAATGCCATCTCTACTACTTGCTCATCTAACTCTGATGCTTCGTTTAAAAATGCTCCTGTTAACTCTAATGATTTTAACTTTCTAACATCTTCTGGTCTATCAATAGCCATAAAGATTACTTCTGCTACAACTCTTGTACCATCTCCAAGCCAGAAGTCCATTTTACCTGTAATAGGTGGAGACATATTAATATGACATATTTGATCTGGTATCCAGTCAGCCCATGTCTTCATAGTTGTAGATATTAATTCAGGATAAGTATTACGAATAAACGCCCATCTAGATCTTCTTGTTATTCCATCCTTTCCTACCTTCTGCTCTAGCATCCTGCTCCATGCTTCCATACAGCATATTACTGTTTTACCTGTTCCTACAGGTCCCATTACTCCTCTTACATCAGAGCTATCAGCATGAAATCTTTTTGCAGTAGGTTCTGGAACGTATGGTCTAATCTCTAAACTTTGTTTCATCGTTTAACTAACTCCTGCTTAATAAAGTATTCGCCAGAAACTTTAGCTACTCTCATAACTTCTCCTGGTCTAATCCTTTCAGAAATCCATTCTACAGCAGTTGGCATACTTGCAAAGTCTATTGTTTTAGCTTTAGGATGTTCTATCCATCCTCCATCAGACATTCTTGTTTCTACTACTACTTTACTCTTCCATTTTCTTGCCATCGACTATCTCCTGTACTGCTGTTATATCTGGTCTACCATAATCATCTGTAGGGATATATTCAACTTTGCATTTATTTTTACATAGCAAGGATATTTCTATAAAAACATCTCCCACGTCTATTAGATTTAACTCAAGTGATTTAATTACTATCCTGTTTTTGCCTCTAAAAACTTTATCAAATGGTACCCATCCATTCTTAAATAATGTATAACATATAGCTGTAGCTATCTCTCCTTGCATCTCTCCTCTCTCTGGATCAGTTAACAATGATGAATAAGTATTTCTTAACGTAACTAGCGTCTTATGACGTTGACCTTCATTAATTGTTTCAGGATCTAATATAGCTTTAAGCTTACCGCCATTGCTAATCTGTGGTATATCTTCTTGATGATGATGTTCAGGTAGACTAACTTCTTGTCTTATTATATTAAACATTGATTCAGTATCTACTAAATCTTCTTCTCCTACTGTAGTAGCTACAATACCTTTATCAAATATATATCCTAATCCTACTATAACAGGAGCATAAGCTGTTACTAACTCTTTGTTATACTTGGGGTTAAAATCTTCAGGTAACTCTAAATCGTGCCAAACTTTATTCATAATATTCTCCTTTAAAAAAACATGGGGGATTCAGCTTCTCGCTTTCCTCCCCCGTCATCTTGAATGAGGGTTATAACTGATGACTTTTTGTTTATACGAAAATAATAGAATCCTGTCAACAAGTTTCTGTACTTTGTACAAAATCTGTATAGAAGTTTCTATATCCCCCCTGATTTGAAATTTATCTAAAAAATTTTACCAAGTACTGAAAGTGTATAACAGCCGTAGATGAGGTAGTATATATTATATATAAACACATAGACACTGCAAACATTGGTCATCTATATAGGTAGATAGATACGACAACTTGCTGTTAGGATCCCCCTGCTAGGTGGTGCTGTCTATGTATGTATAGATAAACAACTAAAATAATCCTTTCAAACGTTATCGTATGCTATCATCAGAGTTGCTTTACAGCGAACTCTTCTAAACGTTATCTTTATCGGTAATATTGCCATTAATTATTAATTATAAAGGAGACATTATGTCTAATACAAAGAGTGATTCTAGGGTCGAACTTGATAAAGATCCTGCGGTTGTTGGGTTTATGCATTTTAACAAGAATGGAGATTCTGAAATGTGTAGCCCAATGTACATCGGTGGTGGTGCTAAACCAGGCACAACCAGCAACGATATACAAGCTGGTCTAGTCGACGGCTCGTATATCGGATTCCTGAATCCATATAAATCAGGCAAAGGTCATCTGTTGGTTGTTAAAGCTCGCAATGCTAAAGCAGGCAACAGATATACTGCAATGTAATGGATTCAGTATATAGATGCCTATCAATGTTTGGTAGGTGTCTATGCTTTTTATATTGCGGGATAACGCAGAAGAGCTAGAGATTTTTTTAATAATAATATTCGGGAACAACGTTCGCAGTGCATAATATAGCGGATTAGACATGATGAGATTATGCAAATATTTAAGGAGATAATTATGGAAAGAGTAGTATGTTGTATCTGTAATGTAGACCTATCAGATAGGGATGACCTAGAGAATAGAATGTGTTACAGCTGTGTTGTCGGAGATCCGATGGAATTAGATAATCATCTTATAAATATAGGTGGATTAGACATAATGATGAGAAAGGATGTACAATGAAAGTACAAGAGATAAATACTGCAGAGTATGATGCTATCAAAGATAAAGCTGTTGATATGTCACAAGACCAGTTGTTAGATGAATTTGCACATTTAACAATACGAGAGAATGAACTCGAAGGTAAAGTAAAAGATATGCAAAAGGATATAGAGTTTGCAAATAAATTGTTTAAATCTATTAGTAGGAAATTAGAATATGTATTGACATATCTAACTGATGAACAGAAGACTGTCATCGAATCCAACTGGCAAAAACGTAATAAGATAGACCAATAGGTCTGTCTTTCTTTCATAGGTAAAGCTTTCGCTTTCAGCGGAAAGCTTTTAAACGTAATCTTTAATGGTTTATAATTGCAATATAGACCAGCACTGGCTGAATAAACGTGTGGATAAGTTAGCGTTAAGGCACTTGGACTTGAGCAATGTACAAATGTATGAGCAGAGAGTGATAGGTACGAGTAGAATAGAAAATTTCTATAATTCCTCGAAAGTTACAGGTAACAGAATATTCCTGTGTGCAACTTATTAAAGTATGAGAGTAATCTCATGCTTTAATTTTTTATACTATAGTATCAGCAAAGTATCTAGAGCTGTATAAATATGATAGATACGGGTAGCTACCAGCTTGAGTGGTAGCTTGGTTTGACTGTCGCCAAAGGAGATTCTAAATATATAAATAGGGGAGCGGCACGGAGACGAGCAGAAATCAAGATGCGTTTGTAGTTGGCATACGTCGACAAGTAACTGATGATGTAATCGATTCCTACCCCAGGTATATTTAGAATACAGACAGTCTCTATTTTTTTGATAGCTATGGTTAAACGAACCATTCCCGAATCCCGATATGGAGCAGGACTACACGTTCATGTTTGTAACCTTAAGTGATGAATCATTCTGAACAGTATAATGTTATTCATTGGCTAGTGTAGTAGGGAAGTCTATAGCTATCATTTATTTATTAACAAGTTATTAACAAGGAGAAAAATTATGAGTGTTCAATACGGACATTTTTTAACAGTATTAGATTATGAAAATGCACAGACTTATGTCTATAGATTTACTAAAGATATGTATGATCATTACAATCAAATAAATGGTTGGGAAGATTTAATCTTTGAAAAATTAGGATTCAGAGAAAAAGATATTCATTGGATGTGCAATACATCAACTAAAATAGAAAGTATAACCGAACCTATAACCTGGAGTGTAAATGATTAACTATATATTATTGATACCATTACTAATACATATAGAATCTTCAGGTAGAGATTATGTAGTAGGAGATAATGGAACAGCTGTAGGTTGCCTACAGATAACAGCAGGAGTAATTAAAGATGTTAATAGAATATATAAGACAGATTATACGAAAGAAGATTGCTATAATAGGAAGACTTCCTCGGATATTTGCATTAAGTATATATCGTATTGGCTTGAGAAAGCAGTACAAAGAGAACAAGCAGCGATATACAACCCTTACGAAATGGCTTGTCGCATCTGGAATGGTGGACCCAGGGGATACCAGAAAGAGTCGACAGAAGTTTACTGGGAAAAAATTAAACGTAGAGCAAAGGAGGTAGGAACTTATGATGTTGCCAACTATAAAGTTAGTAATGATAGATGATAGCAGAACAAGAATTGAAGCTGATATGTCTATAGTAAGTAACAAAGATTGGTCTAAAAGTATAACAGTAGAACATAACTACTATAAAGTTTTAGAGGGTTTATTAAAATACCATAGAGAAAGCACTGCTAAAATACAGGATTGCTTTCCCTTCCTAACTGCAGATGAAAGGGAGTTTATGCTGACAGGCTTAACACCCGAAGAGCAAGAAAGAATATTTAAAAGCGATGAAGATATTCTGATGGGTTCTGAATCTGCATAGTCGCATTGTGATACTTAACCGAGGCAGCGGAATGTTATGAGCATTGTAAATCTGTCCAAACCTGCAGTGAGTAGTCTATGATAAAATAGGTCCACATGGGTAGTAAAAATAAGTATTGAAGTTAGCTATATAGCGGGTAATTTTTAGAATGAAAAATTACAAGAAGATCAGCGATGTCTTCGCTATATAGCTACAGTTATTCTGAAGCAGAGTCAAGTTTATTTTTAGAATTATTTTCACGAAGATTAGGAGATAGACCTGTAAACTGTATGTCTTGTACTTCAACATAATCTGCTTTGTCTATTTCTTTTTTACGCAGACCCATCTCAACATTGATTACTAAACCTTTATCAGTCTTATCTTTTTTGTCTGAATACTTATCGGGATCAAGAGCTTTTAATTGTACCTCTAATAATTTATCAGAATATTTTTTTCTATATCCTACTATTTGTCCTAAATGATTTACCATAGGTTCATCAACACCTTCAACAGCACGTTCATATAATGCTTCTTCTGCACCATGTAATCTTCTATTTTTACGTTCTTCTTTCGCAAGTAAATATAATTTTTTTACTGCTTTACATTTGCGTAGTGCTAGAGATTCAAAGGTAGACCAACTATCGAATCCTGCTTTGGAAGTTACAACCAACATCTTACCACCAACTGCAATACCTTCTAATGCACTACGAATACAACGTCTATCTTTTTTGCATTCATCGAATACAGGTAACTCATCTTCTGCACGATTTAGATCCAACCAGGAGACATCCTCTGCAGATTTCATTCTGTCAATAAACTCGTAAGATGATTCGGGTATTGGTTCTTCACCTGATAAATATACTCTAACACCTTTTTCATATCTATATGGATTTGGTAATTCATTCATAACTAATAATTAGAATTTAATATAACAAATGTAAATAATAAATAAACGTTAATAAACGTTAGTGTGGTGGATAATGATTTAACCAGTGGTTAAAAAAAGTTTATTCTTCCTGCTACTTCTCGCTTTTTTTCAGAGCTAAACTTTTAAACATTATCCTGCATGGTTAAATAATTTTAATATATATATAAAGGAGATAACGATGATAACTACTATTAATCATGACCAACTCAAAAGATGTTTATTGCTTTTGTGGATGGCAGATATACCAGCATGTATTATTGGTTCTGTGGGTACAGGCAAGACTACTGCTGTAGAGAATATGGTTAAAGAACTAGATTCTAAAATGGAAGATAAGTTCCACTTGTGGAAAGTATTTTTAGGTTTGGTGGATGCTACTGACATTGGTGGTATACCTAACAAATCTGAAGATGGTAAGATTGATTATATGCCACCAAGATGTTTACCTTTTGATAGTAATGATAAAGGTATTATATTTGGAGACGAGTATGATCGTGCAGCACCAGATGTACAAAATGCCTTCAATCAAATATTGTTAGGTAAAGAAATACATAACAATGTCATTAGTGATAATGCGTATGTTGTTCTTGCAATGAATGGAGAATCAGATACTTATACTACACCATTATCTAAAGCAGCTAGAAACAGAGTATGTACTTTATATTTATCTAGCGATGCATCAGGCAGTCAACAAGATTGGGATGACTGGGCTAGAGAAAATAATATCAATGAAACAATCAGGGGGTTCGCAAAATACAGACCTAATCTTATTGTAAATGATTCTGAATTTACAGAGCAAGCATTGATTACACCAAGATCCAGAGATATGGCTGGTAGAATATTAGATACATTAGAAAAAGTTAAATTTAAAACTGATGATATTGTATTCCCTTGTTTAGCAGGAGTTATTGGTACTAGTGCAGCTCATGAGTTAATGCATTATATTGAAGAACGTGATACTATTCCTGACATCAAACATGTATTAGATAATCCTAAAGAGTATATAGAATACTTTGATAGACCTGATCTAGTATATATAATTTGTATTGGTGTTGAGGGGTATGTTGATCGTATAAAGAATGAAGAACAAAGAGAAGCAGCTGCAAGACAAGCTGTTAGTTTCTTTACTGAATACATGTCACCAGAAATACAAATGTGGGCTGTACAAAACATTGTCAAAAAGAATGCAGACATTGTTACAAGTAAAGAATACAAGAAGTTTTTCAATGAAACTAAAGAATTAATATAAAGGAGGTTCATATGTCACAAGCTGGAAAGTTAGTGCAAAAGTTATTGCTAGTAAAGTTTAACGTATCTTATGATACAGGATACAGATCGTCTAAAGAAATGGTAGAAACATTATCACAACATACGGAAGCACAAGCACATTGTATTCGTAGTGGATTTTCTATGTTCTGTAAGACTACTATGAGTCCATTTACTACAGCAATAAGTAGAGCTAGACAACACTACCAAATGGGTACATTACCTTGGGAAGAACGTGGCTGGCGTGTAATACCTGTTAATAAATGGCAGGACTTCAAAGATGAAATGGATGATCTTATTTCAGATATTAAAGACCAATTTACAAATGTTTTTGATAAAGGATATGATCATTTGAAAGATACCTTTGAAGAGAATGTAGGTAATCTCGAAATAGATTTTCCAAGCAAGGAAGAACTAGATGAGAAGTTTTGGGTAGATATTGATATTGGTCAAATGGCTAGTTGCGATGATATTCGTATACAAGGTATTGATCAAGCAGAGCGTAATAAGATTCGTAGTGATATGCAAAAACAATATTCAGAAAAGTTTAATACTGGACTGAATGAACTCGCTACTAAATTAGTTACTGCTGCTGAAGATATATCTAATCGTGCATCTGATCCTGATCAGAAAGGCAAGAAGTATACTAAAAGTTTAAGTAATATTACTGAACTTGCAGATACTGTAGAGGGTCTAAACATAACAGGTAATGAAGCTATAGCTAAATCATGTAAACAAATTAGAGAAAATATATCTGTATATTCTGCAGACTCTATAAAGAGTACAGCTTTAGTTAGAGATAATGTAATAAAAGCAACAGCTAATATCAAAGATGAGCTGGCTAGTCTGGAGATTGTGTAATGCAAACAGAAGCTAGAAAACATTTATCAAAGGGTTTGATGAAATTAATTCGTCAGACCCCTTTCTATACCTCACTTGTATTATCTCATGAGATTATTGAAGACCCTAAACTAGATTCTTTCATGGCAACAAATGGTAAGAATTTAATATTTAGTGAAAAAATTCTTCAGTTACCTGTGAGTGAGATGTGTGAGATACTCAAACATGAAGCTATGCATGTAGCAAATCAGCATCACATACGAATGGCAGAGTTAGAAAAAACTCATATGAATAAAGTTAAAGCATTAGGTGTTAGTTTTAGAATGACATTTAATGTAGCTGCTGATTTAGCTATCAATGGTATCTTAAATGATTATTGGTGCTGGAAAGATACAACATTTATTAAAGATGGTTGTATACCAGGCAAATATCCTTTTCATGAATATCCTAGATTACAAACTACTGAATTTTATTTTAATAAGTTGCTGGATGATTATGAATCAGGAGAGATAGATGATGAGACCGCAAGTCAGATGGAAGCTGAAGATGGTCATTTTCTAGCATCAGAAGTGCAAATAGATCGCAAGACGAGTGCTAAAGAACAAGAAGTTCAAAGTGAAAAAGCTGTCGCTAAAGCAGTTTTAACGCATAAGCAAGAGCAAGAAAGAAATAAAGACAATAGTCCTTATCAGAGAGCTGCAGGTCGTGGAGATAATATTATAAATAAAGTATTAGAAACATTTGAATCTGACTCTGATCTTAACTGGCGTAGTGAACTGCGTAATTTCTTTACGCAAACTACAAAAGATAAATACACTTATCGTAAAGTTAATAGAAGAAATCATGATAATGATTTAATACTTCCTAGCAAATACAATAAACAACCAAAGGATATTGTATTTTTAGTAGATACTTCTGGATCTATGGATGATGAGTGTGTTGCTTTAGTTTATGATCACATTGAACAAATTATTAAAGTATCACCAAATACAAGATTACATGTAGCACACTTTGATGATGTTGTATTTGAAGATAGTGTTAAAGAATATACTAAAAGTAATATTCCAATTAATAAACAAGATAGAGAAAGAGTAGGTTGTGGTGGTACACAGTTTATACCAGCATTAGATTATTCCAATAAACAAAATGCATCAGGTTGTATTATGTTAACAGATATGATGCCAATGGATGGTAATTCTTTTAGGAATTATAAAATCAAAATACCTACACTTTTTGTTTCAGTTATGAAGTATCAATATGCTAATCTAGATATAGATTCGTATTGTGTAGAGCCTGATTGGGCTAATGTAGTGTATGTTAAAAAGGAGAAACAATGACAGAAAAGTTTACAAATATAACTGGTCTATCTGAATCTATTGCTAATGCAGTTAAATCATTTGCAAGTGAATATGATAAGGTAGGTTGGAAATCTGTAACAACTCTAATTGATTCCCCAAGATGTCAGTTACTTACAGAACGACATGGAGATAAAGTCACAGAAGATGTTAGTGATTTGCTTTGGTCGTTCTTTGGTAACATGGGACACTTAATTGCAGAACGTAATACTGATGCTAGTTCAATAGCTGAAAGAAGATTTATATATAAACATGGAGATAAAGAGATTAGTTTTAAACCTGATCTACTTGAAAGAGATCCAAATGATTTTAATTCTTTTGAATTAAATGATTTTAAATTTACTTCTGTTTATATATTAAAGTCTGCAATACAAGGTAACCCAAAAAAAGAATGGGTTAATCAAATGAACTTTTATGTTTGGTGTTTGAAGAAACTTGGCTTTAATGTAAACAAAATTAAGTTACATATTATAGCTAGAGATTGGAGATTATCTGAACTTAAAAGAGAATACAATTATCCACCTCAAGCATGTGCTGTAGTAGAAGTACCCATATGGGATGACGATACTGCTGAAGCATATTGTTTAGGTAGAATAAAATTGTATGAAGATGTAGAACATTTAGAAGATGATGAGTTGCCTAGATGTTCTGATACAGAAAGATGGGCTGACCCTAATAGATGGGCAGTAGTTAAGAAGACAGGTAAAGTTAGTAAAAACACAGGTTATAGAACAGCTTTACCTAAAGCAGGTTCCTTTCTTACAAGAGTTGAGGCACAGCAATTTATTTCTAAAAGAAAAGATAAAGATGTGCTTGAACTTGAGTTCAGAAAAGGAGAGAGTAGACGTTGCAGTAATGGTTACTGCAAAGCAGCCGCTTGGTGTAATCAATTTCAAAAAGAAGTTGCACCAGCATTTTAAATAAAGGAATAATATTATGTCTATAGAACAAGAGTATATTGACAAGATCGAAGAGATCAAACAGCATCAAGAAAAATTAACAGATTGGGAAAAAGGTTTTATATTTGGAGATGGAGATTCCACACCAATAGATACTAGACCTAATCTATCTATATCACAGAAAGCTATTGTTGATAGAGTTTATCAACAAAGAGTTCAAGGTGTTAACCAAGAAGCTGTTACAGAAGTAACAATGAATAATGACAGAGTTCGTGCATTAAAGACAGAAACTAATCAGTTTGCTGTTCATATAGATGGTAATGTAGTTGGACCTACAGTATCTCAAAGAGAAGCTGTAGCTGTTGTTGGATGGTTATCTGATAGTATTGATAAACTATCACCTAAAGAAACAGAAGCATTCTAATGAGTGATACAATGCTGTATATTGAAACAACTTCTGATACAGCATTAAATATAACAGAAGATATTGTTCATCTTCAAATTGCAAAAAATGCAATTAATAATTTATCACATATCGCTAGTAAAGATTATGATGGTAGGTTTATTAGTAAAGATGAGCGATATCAAATTGTTAAATTAATTAATGTTGCTGAAAGAAGATTGCGTGAAGAGTTACGAAAGGAACATATACAACCAACAGAGAAGAAAGTATATGAAAGTCTTCGTAAGAGTGTTAAAGAAGAATTAAAGAAAGAGGGTTATAAATTCAATGAAAACTTCTGAGAGTGTTAAAGAAATATTACCTGCATTACTATCTGTTACAGATAGTATGCAAGCAGAAAAAGATGGTAAGAATCCACATTTTAGGTCAGACTATATGACGTTAGATGGTATTCTTAATACAGTTAAACCTATATTAAAAGATGTAGGTATTGTTATATTGCAATCTATTGATAACAATATATTTTCATCAGATAAAGCAACTTGTGTAATAGAATGTCATACTAAACTATTACATACAAGTGGAGAATATATCGAATCTAAATGTATTGTTCATGCAGATAAGATGACACCACAAGGTTATGGTTCAGCAATAACATATGTAAGAAGATATGGTATTACTACAGCATTAGGTATTGCAGAGGCTGATGATGATGGGAATGCAGCGGAGGTTGCTTCGGCACCAAAAAAGCCAGCAAGTAAACCCAAACCTGTACCTATTAATACAAAGAAAGTAGAGCCTCAAAAAGATGCATTACTATCTGAAGAACAAACAAATAAAATAATAAAAGTATTTGATGATATTGATGTAGAGATATGGGATCTAGAAAAGATTGTAGGTAGCCATGAGAAGTGGACTGAATCTACTAGAGTAAAACTACTAGCATCATATAATAATATTCAAAATGGTATTAAATCTGTAGAAGATTTTAAAGCAGGTAAATAATGGAAACTAAAACTATATCATCTGAAAATTTTATCATTGGATCAATCATTAATGATTATCCTTTGTTTAGAAAAATTTCTAGTGATTATGGTTTAGATGTTGAACATTTTGAAACAGCTACAGCAAAGCAAGTATTTGTTGTAGCTGATTATTTATATTCACAAGGCACAATAATAGATCCAGCATCTGTTATCGAAAACATTGAACAAAATAAAAGTAATGTAGATATAGAAGCTCTATCACAAGTTGTTGTAAATTCTTTGAATATAACAACTAACACAGAAAATATTTCTAAACATATAGATAATATTATTATGAAATTTCGTAGACGTAAGATTAAAGAACATCTTTCGTCTGGTATACAAGCATTAGCAAATGGGGAGGATTTAGATGCGATAATAAGTACAACTAAATATAATATATCTAACTTAAAAATTAATGAAGACGAACAAGTGTCTATTAATGATACTATTAAAGGAATGAAAGATAAGTATATCTTAATAAAGAATAAAGGCTGTATGGGTGTTCAATCCAGATGGAAACAAATACAAGATCACACAGCAGGTTATCCTTTTGGAAAGATAACTGTACTGGGTGCAAGACCAAAGATGGGTAAGTCTACGCTTGCTTTAAATGAAGCTGTATTTTCTAGCATAGTAAATAAATTACCTACTTTAGTTTTTTCCATTGAGATGGATAAATCAGAGTTGTTAGAAAAAGCAGGATCAGATATTGCAGAAATAGATAACAAAGATTTAAAACTTGGTAACCTATCTGAAAAAGATATAGAGAGATTTATATCTAATGGTCCCGAAATAATATCCAAATGTCCTTTATATATTAAGGATAGTCCGTCACAGACTGTAGAATCTATATGTTCTGATATAAGAGAATATGCAACAGATCATGATGTTAAGTTTGTTATTGTAGATTACCTACAAATAATAAGTTCAACACCTGGAATGTCATTTCAAAATAGAGCATATGAGATACAGTATATGACTAATCAATTAAGAATAGCAGCAAAAGAAACTGGAGTTGCTCTTATTCTTTTGTCGCAGATAAGCAGACCATTCAAAGGTAAAGACAGTTCAAACATTGCACCCATGCCAGAAATGCATGATCTTAAAGATTCTGGTGCTATTGAACAAGACGCATATATAATAATGTTTATTGGTCCACCAACAATTATCCCTGAAAATAAACCTTCATGGATTAATCCACATGTGGAACAATGTACAGTTAGAATTGCAGCTAATCGTGGTGGTTCATCAGGAGAAATACATATGATGTTTAATAAACCACACAATAAGTTTTTATCAATGGCTGAATATCAAGTATTTAAAAACAAAGCATATGGTGGTAAAAATGACCCTTTCTAAAAAAGAACAATATAGAAGATTAAATTCGTATGATGATATTAAATGGCAAAAACTTTTAGAACCTATAGAAGATTGTCATTTAAAAAGAAAGGTAGCATGTATTGTGTTTTGGGATTTTTATAATCTTCAAACCAAAAGATCACCATATCTTAAAACATTAGTTAGATTATTTAATGTAAACCTGCATGAGGATTTAGTTCCTCAAGCAGTGCTTTACAAAGAGTTATTAAGAATTGGCTATCCTAAATGGAGAGCAAGTGAAAGATCTAGGAGACCTAAATGTCACAGATAGTTAAAAAAACAAAAAATACACCTGAATTACATTATGGAATGATGTCAAGATGGTGTGATCTAATGCAGTTAAATACTGCAGAATATGCACCAGAATGGGTATCACATGTATTTGATAGATCAATGACAATACTTCAACATAAACATCCTGAACTATTAGATCAGGTTCGTAAAATTATTAAAGAGAACTTTGATGGGTAACATATCGCCAACTCAAAGAACTCTTAAAGCTAATAGAAATCTTGGTAGAATTTGTGGTATAGTTGAACGATGGCAGCAATATGGCGGCAAGTTTGGTATACGACAAGATCTATTTGGATTTATAGACATCATAGCTATTGACGAACATTATGGTATTGTAGGTATACAATCTACAGGTCAAGATTTCTCTGGACATGTAAAAAAAATCATGGAGCTAGAAGAAATAGTTAAGAAATGGTTAGATCATGCACCACTAGAATTATGGTCTTGGCGTAAAGTTAAGAAGGTTCGTGGGGGTAAAGCTATGATATGGAAACCAAGAGTCGCTGATTTTTATATAGACAGTAATAAAGAACTAGTTTATAAATTGGTAGACAAATAATACGTTCAAGCGAAAGCTCGGAAGTAACACATAGTGTGTGAAGGAACGCTAACATGGGAGATTGACATGGAAGTTGTTTTCAATTATAGAGGAACTACTTACGTTAAAGTAGTTAAAGTGTAACAGAGAGGGAGCTTTAGGCTCCCTTTTTTAATTTAAAAAAAGGATAGCTTTATGGATACAGCAGATTTATGGGCAATGATAGTAATCGCTTTATCATTTGTTTTATTAGTATTCATTATGGGAGATTGTAATGATAGATAATTTACTATTTTTATTATTTATTATTTGTACAATCCTTCTTACATGGATTACTATTGAAGACTCTCTTGAAGTAAACGAAAAGATGGATGACAAATGGGAAAACTAATCAACACTAATGATAAAGAGGGTTTGTTTATTTCGGGCATATTAACATTAAGCTTAATATGTTTTCTTATAGATCTATTACTTGTATTCTGCAGGTAATGGGTCTTTATTTTTTTATTAATAAATATAAAGAGCTAGGCATCTTTTATCAAACCAAGTTTTTCACATGATGATTTGTCTATATTAATTATTCTCTCACCTTTTTCGGCATATTTTTTTAAGAATGGAGGTGGTGTTACAAACCAAACTTCACCTGTTCTATCTTGAGTACCATCTTTTACTTCTATAAAAGCCATTTTTTTGTCACCCATTTTATTTCTACATCTAGTACAAATACCATAACCAGCTTTTATTAATTCGCCTTCAACTAGTTCTTTCATTATCCAAGCATGTTCTTCACATCCACATTCAGGACATTCAATCATACCCTTTTTATTTTTCTTTGGTTGATAGCCATATTGTAAATGATTACACTGCGGACAAATATATTTATGATTAGCATTACCCATAGGAACCATACCTACTTTATACTCATCTTGACAAACGACACATATACTAATTGCTTGTCTTATATTTGCACCAAATTTTGAATGCGGATCAAGATGTCTTGTCATACTACTACTCCATCAATAATGCGTTTATTTACTACATTAAATTTTTTACCAGATAATTCGATAGTTGCAAAGCCATGATTCCATTTATTAAGAACAGCATATTCAGGTTGCATATCACATAGACACCCTAAAGACCAACAATGTATATGTTTATTATCTGCAGTTTTAAACGCATGTTCAGATGTTTGATGTCTATGTCCTGCAATAGTACATACCCCTAAATTAGTTTGCAAAGTTCTAGCAAAGTTAACAGGAGCGGTAGAATTAAATAACTCATGTCCATGTATTATTGTAAGATGTTGACCAGCTTTAATTTTTTGTTTGCCTTTAACTTCTTCTATACCATATTTATTAAAGTTTAATAAATTATATATTTCAAAGTCTGATATACCTATTATCTCTGGTGCCTTAACCCACATATACTTTTCCCAACGCTCTTCATGATTACCTATCTTATATATAATCCTAGCATGTGGATATCTTTCTCTCATATGTTGTATGAATTGTCTACATAACTGAAGTTCTCTAGATAAGTTACGTTCTGCAGGATTCTTTTCCCATCTAGATATAGAGAAGAAATCGGCTATATCTCCATTAAATAGTATGGTATCGGGTTCATAGTAGTCTCCATACTCTAAACACGCTTCTAGAGCTTTCTCGTCATGATAAGGCACATGTACGTCAGACATCACAAGTATCCTACCATCAGGTAATTTAAAATCTTTAAAAGGACTAGCTATACTTTTAGGTAATTGCATTTTAAATCCTGCTTTACCATTTTCTCTAAATGTTTTTTCATGAGAAGTTTTTGCGGTCTTTCTATCTCTATTACCTTTATTACCTCGTCTATACCTAATCATACTTCTAGCATTTTCTAATGTAGTAAAATGTTCAGGATATTCTTTATATAATTTTTTTGCTAACGTCATTGTTGGTGCATCAGGAAACTCTTTTAATGTTTTCGATAGCAGATTAACTCTTTCTTCATTCATTATCTTTGTCCTTTTCTATTTGTTTTTGTAAATTAGCTAATGCTCTCCAAGCAACAGCCACCCAATCTTCTTCTAACAAATGACGCATTAATGCATCTAATTCATCATGTGATTTACTTCTATCCCAGAACATAGGTTTACCAGGATTATGTTGCTGGCTACCTACAAATGATTGCTTTGATACTTCTTTTATTGCATCAGGGAAATATTTTATTACACCAGAGTATATAGGATACTCCTTACGTTTACTTGGATCTTCTCCAAAAAAGTCAGACATAGTATCTCCTTTACTTGTTTGCTGCAGATCGGAACCTACCGAACCATGCATCATTAATACTTCTTTGTACATTAATGTCAAGTTTTCTTTTTGATTGTTCTAGTTTTCTTTCAACTGACTGTTCTATTTGAGATTTATTTGTATCTAATCTTCTTAAAAGAGCTGCAGCTTTATCCATCTTCTTATTATCTTTGGCTTCTAATGCTTTGAAAAATTTCTCATAATAATATGATCTAGCTTGTGATATACCTTGAGCTAATATTCTATCTCCATCATATCCATTTTTAACAGCAGCATCTACAATTTCTGCTACAACATTTTCAAGTTTAGCATTTTTAACTATACCTTTAAATTCTCTTCTTATACCACCTTCTGCATAAACTCTTAATACAGATGCTATTTCTCTTTGTGCAGTATATGAGTTCATTCCTAATTTAACAGGTGCAAAAAACGTAGTCGGTTTACTTTTAGTTGGATCCATCATACCATCTAATATAGGTTGTAATGATAATGGTACAAACTTTTTACCAATAGAAGCTAATCTTCCATCCCACATATTACCATCAACTGCAAATATACTTTCAAGAAAATCATGTTTAGCCCACGGAGTTTCCCATCCAGGCTTAACTATATCAAATCCTTGCTCCATAACTATTTTAAACCCAATAGAAGATTTACCTAATGCAGTGCCTACAGGATCTCTTAACCAACCTTTTGGACCAAAGACCTCATATGCCTGTTTACCCCATGCAAGATATGTTCTTCTTCTTTGAGTTCTTCCTATCTTATCCCACACTCCTATTGTTCTCCAAAATGGAGTTATATCTACATGTAATTTATGACCAGGTTCATTTCCAAATGTAAATGGAGAATCTTCATCGTCTCCATTACCTGTAGCTTGTGCTAATGCCCATATGGATGCTTGTACTATATTAGGTATCCCCATTAATACAATAGTAGGAAATGCTATCCAATATCTAGTAAGTCTATTCCTTGCATGTAATTCACTAGTAGGAGATCCAATGGCTTTATTAAGAGCATCTAAATGTGTAACACCAGATATATTTAAAGCAGACAATGTCCAGTCAGGTGCGAACATAAATAGGTTTAACCATTTACGAACTCGTTGATTAGCCCACATATATTTTTCCCACTCTTGTCCACCAAATGCATCATTGACATAAGCAGAAATATCTTCTCTTAATTGTTTTTCATTTACTACTTTACCATACATTTCTATTTGTCTTTCTGCTTCTACTGCATATAAATTATTTGCAGAATACATCTTCATGCCTGGTAACATAACTTCCCACAACCAACGATCTGTAGCCCATTTAGCTTTATTAAATATTTTTAATCCATGACCTAACCCTTTATACAACATTGGTCCATTAATCATATTAGCTGCAACGTTATCTAATTTACTATTTATTAAACCATATTCAATATCAGGAGATCTGCCTGTATCAAATTGTAATCCAGCTTGTACCCATTCTGATCCGTATGTAGGATTGTTTATTGTTTTTTGATATTCTCTTCTAATATCTTTAATTGTTCTAAATGGATGGAATAATAAATTGCCATTCCATTTTGCAAACTTTCTATATTTATAAGATCCATCTTTATTTCTTATAAAGTTTCCATCTTTATCTCTTTCAATAGATCTTTTTTCTAATCCATTTATTCCATCTAATGCAATCAATGATTCTATTAATGCAAATGGGTGGAATAAAGATAATCCAATACTCATGGTTTTTGCTACATGATTCATGGTTAATAAAGAATCAAATACTATTCTTTGGAAGTTGTGTTTAAAATCTTTTTGATCAGCAAATATATGACCCATTAATTTTGCTGCAGTTCCTTTTTTAACCCATGCTGTTTTAATTGATTTATAACCTACTTCTACAACTTCATATCCTAATGCTGCAGGATTAACTTCTTCTGTTAATCTAGTTAATCTTTCAAATCCATTAATATTTTTTGGTACTTCAGATTTAAATTTACTATCAATAGTAAACATTGCTAACTCTAACTTATTAGCTATTGCATGTGCAGCAGGTTCAGTAAGAATACCCATCTTTTCAATGCCTTCTACTAACATCATAGGTAGCATATCTTCATCAGTAACTTGAGCCATTGCACTTACAGATACTCTTTGTCTAGATACTTTAGCAGTTTCTTCAGTATACTCTTCTATTAAATTAACTAAATCTAAATTTTTAGGAACTAATTCTTTAGCATTAAATGCTTGTGTATAAGTATCATACAATCTACCTTCTTCAGATCTAGACTGTTCTCTATCTGCATATGGTAACTTTTTAAGTCTTTCTAATTCTTCTTTTGTTTTAGCATATGTATGAGGTACATAATTACTTCTTTTAGCAAACCATAACTCTCCTATATATCCACTTGTTTTTTCTAATTGATCATATTGAGTTTTAAATATTTCATTTAATTCATTAAATAATTTATCTGAATCTGTTGTATCTAATAATTTAGGATGTACTCCTGTAGATTTTTTATCTGATTTCCATAGTTCCCATGATTGAAATGCTTGTCCTACAGTAGGTATATTAGGTTTAACTTCTTTGTCTTCTTTTTTTGCAGAATAAATTTGTCCTTCAAATTCAAAAGTCTCTTGTTTTTTTCTTTGTGCTGCATTAAAAGCTTGTTCATACTTTCTATATCTAATTAATTCTCTAGCTAGTTCTGTATTTATAATACTTGCTTCTCGCCATTTTTTATTTACTTTTCCATTTTCATCTTTATATGTTTCTAAAAATATAGTTAAAGCTTCTCTTAATAATCTTCCTCGTCTATCAGATTCTTCAGTTCTTTTGTATACTTTACCATCTTCTGTTACATATTTAGAAGATCCTGTTACAGATAAAATATAAGCTTTATTAGCTCTTCCATA